CTGATTTCTTTTTTCATTTTTACTTCTCCTTTATAAGTTTTTCGGCAAAATCTTTTGCTTTCTTTAAACCATTAGGCTCGACAAAATAAGCTAACAATTGATAATCCTCGATATCGATAAGTTGATAGCAATCCCACAGTTTGATTATTTCGAAGTTTTCATAGACCCAAAATGGTCTTCCTTTGTGCGCTTGTCTTCTTTTCCATTCTGCCATTTACATTACCCTCGCTTTTTTGATTAACATAATTCCTTTTTTCAAATTTCTTTTTGCCTTGATAGCTTTTTTTCTCGCAATTTCTTTTCTAATCAATCTCTCCCAAGTAGCTTTTCTTTTCGGATCGTCAATTGATTTTACCGCTTTTGATAGTTGCTTCAACTGCTTTATCGAGTTTTTGGCAAGAGTCTCTTTTAGGCTACAAGATTTCATAATAAAACTCCCTTGTTTTGAGTTAAAGATCTTTTATAAACCCTCTATCCAAAGTAGAAGAGATAAAGGGCTTGTAAAAGATCGAAAGCTTTACTTCCACAGATCTCTTTTTAGGAAAGTAAGTAACTTACTAACCGGGCAGTCAAGGCGATAAGTTTAAAGGAGCAGTCTACCACTCTTGCCATTATAGAAATTGCAAAAGAAAAGCTTTCGGATCAGTTTCCAATTTTTATTCACTTCATTGTTAAAGCAATGTTTCTTGTGCCGTTCTACAATTCATCTTGTCTTTACTTAGATCAAATCGGCTATGGCAAAGTCTTTGCCCATTCGGTTGTTATGCAATAGAGATTTTATTCAAGACAATCAACGGATGAAGTGCGAGCTATCGGATATCAAATTAGCATAGTTGGCTCGCGCCAGGATGATTTGATATGCATGTTTGCTCTGGTGTTGAGAACGAAGAAACAACGCTTGGAAGTAAAATTCAGTCGTAATCAGAAAACGACTTTAACGAAGCAGGACTCCCACTGGGTCGTGCTTTGTGCTGTAGAGATGTTTTTTAATGGGTTTACTCGCTGGGCTCGTTTCCCGTGGCCCTCTCTACATTCGCACTATGTCAAAGATCAAACTTGAGATACAAATATCTCACATCTATATAAGGCAAACAAGAAAATTCGTCCTAATTCCTGTTTTTTTTAGCTTATTTGGTAAACATTGAAATCATTACATATTTTTTATATAAAAATCTTTAAAAATAGCGAAAATAAGCTTGGATAAGGGGATTTTGACATATTAGCCAGGGAACATTGTTATAGTACCCTGTATACAAAAGGTGACATTATGGACGATCCTTAGACTAATACTTCTCTTCCTAATACTTCTCTTCCTAATGAACTATCCTGCCTTTAAAAGCAAAAAATCTGCCTTATGTGAAGAAAAGAACTTTAAACTAAGTCATAACCTATCCGCTGAAATATACTTGACTATTAAAGATATTGTATTTTATAGAGCTAAACGAGTGAGAGAAGAAAGGATATTAGATCAATGAAAATAAGAAGAAGAGATAGCGCTCGGTTTGTAAGAAGACGTAAGCAAAAGCTTAACATGAATGGCAATGATGGTTTGTTCTGTACGAGAAGACAAAGACGGATCATCTATGCGGCATTAGAATTGAGATTGCCAATCTATAGAGCTATCGATCTTGCAGGTGTCACAGCCAACCAATATCATTATTGGATGAAAAGAGGTGTGGACAAAAAGAACAGGCGCTATTATTACTTTAGGAAAAGAGTATTAGAATATAAAACACAAAAAGAGATTGAAGCCCTAAGGACGATTGAGGAAGCACAAAGAGGTGGATATCTTGTGAGAGAAACCAAGATCCATCGGGGTGGCAAGTATGGTAGAGAAGTAACCAAGACAAGAAAAACACTTGCACCAAAATGGACAGCCGCCGCTTGGTGGCTTGAAAGAACTTATCCGGAAGAGTATGCGTTACGACCTGATAAAGCCGATGCTAATTTTGATCCAGTAGAAAAAGCAAAACAGATCCGTGCCGCATTAGAGGATATAGATAATACTGTTCCTGACGAAGAAGACGAGGATATCTAATGTTTTTATCGGATAGATGGTACAAGCTTAGACCTCATAAAAAGCAATCAAGAAGTATGAGGTCGAAGTATCGTTTTAATATTAACCACTCTGGAAGACGCTCTGGTAAAACAGAAATCTTTGGAAAGAGAAGAGTAATAAAAAAAGCCTTGATAGGGAACGATTCATGCGACTGGAGAGGCTTTGTTTCCGCACCAACAAGAAATCAAGCGAAGAAAATATATTGGGCAGATCTGAAAGCATTATCACCTCCTTCAATGTTGGCAAGACGTCCTGACGAATCAAATCTAATCATATTCTATATTAACGGAAGTCAAATACACTGTCTTGGCATGGATCGACCAGAAAGAGTAGAAGGGCCACCCTGGGATCATGGTGTACTTGACGAGTATGGAAACATGAAACCAAAGACTTGGCCCGAGCATGTTAGACCGGCATTATCAGATCGCAAAGGAAGCTGTGATTTTGTTGGTGTACCAGAGGGAAGAAATCACTATTGGGAATTGGTTCAGACCGCAAAAGCAGACACAACCGAAAGTTGGAAAGTATGGCACTGGCCGAGTTGGGAGATAATCGATCCAGAAGAAGTAGAAGCCGCGAAAAGAGATCTTGACGAATTAGTGTTTAAACAAGAGTATGGGGGAGACTTTGTTTCCTATACAGGCGCGGCTTATTATGCTTTCAATGAGCATATTCATGTTGGCAAATATTCTCACCTTTACAATCCCACAAAACCGCTTGTCCTATGCTTTGACTTCAATGTGTCACCCGGAACTGCTTCGATTATCCAAGAGCTTGGACCAGATGTTTTTGACATTCCAGTAGGACAAACTGTAACGGTAGTAATGGACGAGGTTCACATAAAAAGAAACTCTAACACTCCCATGGTTTGTAGAAAGATACTTGAAAACTGGAGCAAACATCCTGGGATAGTGATCTGCTATGGCGACTCAACCGGTGGCTCACAAGGTACCGCGAAAGTAAAAGGCAACGACTGGGACCTGATAAAGCAAAGCCTAATTCCATACTTTGGCGATAGACTTTACTTCAAAGTTCCCAAACACAATCCAAAAGAGCGGCAAAGAGTAAACGCGGTAAACTCACGCCTAAAGAGTTACAGCGGCTTGGTTAGGATGGTTATAGATGGCAAGAAGTGTCCAAACATAGTAAAAGACTTTCAAGGCGTTAGAGTAATAGAGGGAAGCGCGGGAGAGATTGATAAGAAAAGAGATCCGATGTTATCGCATTTGACTGATGGCATTGGCTACTATATCCACAAAGAGTTTCCTGTGGGTGCTTTCTACAGTAGACAAGACGTTTTGGATATGATGGCCGCACATAACAAGGCAGAGATAGACAAACAACTTCGCAAACAAAGAAAGGCCGCCTAATGATCATCTACATTTCGAAGTATAAAGAAATCCGCTACACCTTGCCAAATGGTATGAGCCTATTTGAATACAATAGGTCATTGCGAAGAAAACAAGATGCGAGTAAAGAAGCATTGTTAAGGGACATTGGTATGCCTCTATCCGAGTTAAAAGAAATGCGGGAAGAGTTGGATTGTAAGTTTTACTATAAACCTTCTCGTTATCGAGAAGACAAACATATTCCAGACAGTATTAAGGACGCATTTGAAGAAATGATAAGCCCGCTATCCCCACATTTTTTCAGAGACAAGCCAATATTATGGTGAAAGGAGAGAAGTAATGGTCGAATCAGATAAAGAATGGCAGGCAAGAGACGATGCATGGACCTTGGCACAAGCGAAGCAAATTGAGGCAGACAAGGAGAGATACGAAAGGGCCCAGGTTGCGGTTAAACAACTCGCTCAAGAAAAAATGGACGAGTATAAAGGGATACTTCGCGCAATGAATAGGGGCAATATGCCAAAGTCTTTACCAGCTCAAGGCATCGATGATCTCAAGAGAGAAGCACGAATAGCTAACAGACAAGGCCGCCCACGCACCGGTACTGCGAGGTTTAACGTCTTCAAAAAGATATAACCACACACAAAGACAGGGAGAAGTAAAATGGCAAAACAGGGCTATTATGAAAAAGAATTGACGGTGGGTGACCTCGTATCGACTCATAAAGAATATGATAAGAACTATGACGAATGGCGCTTTCTGAATGCAGTATATGACGGCATTAGGGAAATTATCAGAAAGAACTTGATTACAAAACATGAAAGAGAAACCAAGATGGGCTTTCAAAGAAGACTGAAAGAGCTTTTTGGTTTCGGCTACAGTAAATCGGTGGTTGATATCTTTCATCTATTTCTTTTCAAGAAGTCTCCCACCAGAACCCTTGGGGGGCTTGCAGATGATAGCTTTTGGAAACTCTTCTTTAGGGATGCCAATCTCTACGGTCAAGACTATGACAGTACTATTATGGAGATCGCTCTATATGCGGCCGTCCAAGGGCATATGGGTATCCTTGTAGACAAGGCAAGTAAAACATTCAAAACGAAGAAAGAGCAATTGGACGCGGGAGTTTATCCCTATATTGCGAAGTATCATCCCGCGGCAATCCTTGACTGGCAATGGCAGAGAGACGAGTATAACCGGCCGTTTCTTGCCTATCTGAAACTGGAAGATGATAACGAGCAATTTCGATTGTGGTTTCCAGATAGATGGGAGATATGGGAGCTACCAAAAGACGATAAAGGCGAAACCGATAGAGACGCAGTACAAGAGAAAGCAGTATTTGTCGATTCCGGGCCAAACCCGGTTGGTATAATTCCCTTTCTATGGTTCTACAACCATAGGTCAAGAGTACTCGGCATTGGCTCTTCTGATATTCATGAAGTATCAAGGATTGATTTGTCTATCATACGCAACATGAGCCAAATCGATGAAACGATTTACTTCGGCGCTTTTCCAATGATGCGGAAACCCATGAGAGATGCCAAACCTACTGAAATCAACGCTCCGCAACAGGACGACGAAGTAGGCATTGACGTAGTACTTGAGTTTGACCCAGAAAATCCAGAGAGTAAACCAGATTGGTTGAATTCAGAAGTGGCAGAACCGGTTAGAGCTACCTTGGATTCAGTAGAAAAGAAAATTGCAGAAATCTATAGAGCGGCAAACATAGGAGGCCTTGCTTCTACTGAGCCTACCGCCACGCCTCAATCGGGAGTCGCAAAAATAGTAGACTTCCAATTGTTGAATTCAAAAATCGTATCGAAAGGAACCAACCTCGAACATGCAGAGAATAAGATTATCGAGTTTTGGTTGAGATGGGAAGGCTTGTGGGAGCAGTATAAGGATACCGTGTTAATGAGTCGGTCCAAGTCTTATGACATTGAAGACTTGTCTGCCGCGCTTGAGGATGCGCTAACCTCAAAGACTTTGGTTATCTCTGCCAAGTTTGACGAACTTATCCAGAAGCAAACGGCAAGATCTGTATTGCCTACCGCTACTGAAAAAGAACTTGAGGAAATAGACAAGCAAATTGAAGAGAACGTAAACAATCCTAAAAAAGAAGTGAACACGGACGAAATCGACAACCCGCCCACAAAGGAAAGCAAAGAGATAATTAATAATGGAATGACCGGTATCGGCTCAGAAGAGGAAGACCAAATCGACATAAACAATCCTAATGAATAGGGAGCTAATATGAGAAGTAAAGAGCTTGTCTTAACCAAGGATATAGTGATCCCTAAGGGTACCGTCTTCAAAACTTCACCAAACAAAACGACCTATTACTGCAACGATTTCTATGAAACGATAATAGGCCTTACCAATAACACTTTTGGAACTTTAAACTATTGCGTGGATAACAAAGAGGAACTCGCCGACTGGTTTAAAGAAAAAGAAGGGTTACAGGTAGAGTAGATGGACGAAAAACATATCCGGAAAGCCGCCGAGAATACCGATCGAGTCCTTGCTTTGAAGCAAAAAAAGCATATAAGGATGGTAGAGAAGAGTATTATCAACCTACAAAATAAAATTCTTGATAATATTACTCGCCTTAAAGTAACCGATTCTGGTAGAGTTGAAGGGTTAAAAGTAAATATAAAACAGGCTCAATCCATACATAAAAAGATCGAGCAACTATTTGGATCGGAATTCTCAAAAACAACCCGCGAAATAGTAAATGACTTTGATGGTATTTCCACACTTATCGAAGACACCTATACCTATTTAGGCGAATCAGCAAAGTTTACAAGTATTGACAAAACGGCTATGGAAGTACTTAAAGATGGGTACTATCAAGAGTTTGCCGATATAGGTCAAAGACAAAAGAATAAAGTTATCCAAACAATGTATAACGAAGTCATAGGGGGTGGGAACTTTTCAGATCTTGTAGGATCAATACAACAAGCGTTATTAGGAAGTACTTCTTCTATATCCACTGGTCGCCCTCTTATAGGCTATGCGCGCCTGTATGCGCGGGACATGGTTATGGATTTCCATAACGAAGTAAATCTAAGGAAGGCAGAAGAAATTGATATAAAACACTTCCTATATGTTGGTAACATCATGGCCACCTCAAGACCGTTTTGCAAGTCAAGAGCCGGTAAATACTATACAAGGAAGCAAATAGACTCTTGGACATATGCATGGGCTGGCAAGAAAGGTCCTGCATTCACAAACCGAGGTGGTTATAATTGTCGTCATCATTGGCAACCGATTAGACCCGAATGGTTAGACGGAAAGAAAAAAGTAAATGTTGGTGATTGGGATTATGAGCAGAGGCAAAAGGGAGAAGTAAAGATACCCAAAACCAAGCCTCCCAAGACTCCTAAGGCTGTACCGCCAAAGAAGACAAAGCCAAAAACGCCCGAAGAAAAGATAAACGCCGTGGCAGAAAGTCTTGAAAACAATTATAACATCCAATTGCAAGAGTCTTCGGTAAGTAATCACAAACCGTTTAGAACCAAAAAAGATCTTGAGTTAAAACAGGCAAGAATAGAAGCAATAGCAAGTGAGATGAAACGCATGGAAAAGAAATTTCCAGGATTATCAACCTTTATTAGGGATAACTCTCCTGAAATACTTCTCCATATCGATAATAATAAAGACGTTTCTTATCTCTACACAAAGAGGCTACCGCGAGGCACTGGCGGTTGTCAGTACAAAAGCAATATACTATTAGGCGGGAGAAGACCGATATCATCGTCAAGGATAAATATACGCCCGAACTATAAAGATCCTTATCCAAATAATTATCGTCCATGGACGGCAGAAGAAAACTTTAACGCAATTTGGCGACATGAGTTTGGACACAGATTTTCAGGCGTTATCGAGACCGGGTCCGGAGAAGTACTACAGGCGCGAAATCTAAACAATATATTTGGTGGTCTTGTTGACTCGGATGAAGTAACGAAGTGCTACAAAAAAATGAAGTCTGGCAATCCAGATTATTTTGTTTCCAGGTACGCACAAACAAACCAACATGAATACTTTGCGGAACTGTTTTCTGCATATACATCGCCGCATTACAAAAAGGGAATGTTCCATCCTGACATGGAAGCGTTATTTAAAAATCTTGAATAGAAAGGAAGCAAAATGTTTTCGGAACCTAATTGCTCAAAAAGAAGATGTATTCATTTCCAGGGAGTAAAGCAGTTTGGAAACGAGGGAGAGATTGACCAACTATTGGTATGCAAGGCTTTCCCGAAAGGTATTCCCGAGGATATATCCTATGGTGATAACAAACACACAAAGCCAATCAAAAATCAGAAAAACAAAATTGTCTATGAAAAAGCAAAGTAAAGGAGAATAGCTTATGGCAAAAAAACCAGAATTAAAAAGGTTCAGGCTTGTTGGTATAAAGTCGATTTCTGTTCAAAAGAGAAGCGGCTATCATGGAGGTTCGGCAAAGCTTGCAAGAGAAAGATTTTTGGCTACCTCTACAACCACAACAACCACAACCACGACGGTTTAAGGAAAGATAAATGTATTACAAACCAAAGTATTTCATACCAGAAGAGATCTTTCCGGAAAGTGTTGTACGGCTTCATACATTCCTTTCCAAAGGGAAAGTTATCGTATCAGAAAAAATATGGCGCCTTGTTGATAGCAGAGTCTTGATAACGCTCGATAGATTAAGAGACAGATTTGGCACAATTGTTGTGAATGACTACAGATGGGGCGGCAAGAATCAATATCGCGGATATAGACCGGCTCTTGATTTAATTGACAAATACTACTTAGAAGAGACAGGGATATATCGACCCAAATGGAGCTCCTTTACTTCGCAACATTGCTTTGGAAGGGCTATCGATTGCAAGTTTAAATACAAAACTTCACAAGAAGTTAGAGACGATATCAAAAAGAACTTTAGTGAATTGACTTATCAAGATATTACTGCTATTGAAGAAAGTGTTGATTGGTTTCACTTCGATGTTAGAAGTTGGGACCGCAAAACGAACGGAATATTGTTTTTCAGACCGTGACAACCTAAAAAAGAAAGGAGAATATTATGCATTAGTTGGTAGAGGCAAAGAACTTTTAACTGGCTTGAAAGAAATTCTGGATAGAAAAGTATTTGAGCCTAAACGAGCCCGGATGGGCCAAGGAGCTGGATAGCTATGACTTGGAAAATTAAAATAGACTCAGAAACAAAAGCACCGGTGATCGATGAACAGGGAAAGATTACCTATATCGATCCTGACGGGAAAGAACTGCCGCTCGATCCTCCCGCGATGTACCAAAAAATCTCTCAACTGGGGAAAGAGAATCAAAACCATCGAAAGAAGTACGAAGATGTTTTGAACACTCTCAAACCTTTTGAGGGAGTGGAAGATATCGCTACCTGGAAAGAAGAGGCAGACAAAGCGTTAGAAACCGTCAAAAACTTTAACGATAAAGATTGGATGAAAGCCGAAAAGGTCGAGGCCCTGAAAAAAGAAATGGCCCAAGCCTACGAAGAGAAGTTGAAGAAGAAAGATCTATCCTATGCAGAGAAGGAAAAGCTTTACGCGACCGAAAAGGATAAGCTTTCGAACCAAATCCGAAGACTTCTCGTATCCAACAAGTTCGCCGTATCAAAGTACTTTAGTGGTGGCGGCGATAGCTCAGTGACCATCTTACCCTCGCAAATTGCCGAAGACCATTTTGGAAAGTATTTCAAAGTGGAAGAAGGTAGCGACGGGATGCCGGTCATTAGGGCTTTTTATTCGAACGGCGATCCGATCATTTCGAAAATCAACCCTGGCGACAATGCGGATTTTGAAGAAGCAATCGGTCTCATTATCGACCAATATCCGGGGAAAGAAACCATCCTGCGAAGTACTTCTGGAGGCTCAGGAGGCGGCGGAGGTGGTGGTGCTGATGATCACAAAGAGTCTGGCGACATTGCTTCACTTCGAAAGCAGTACTCCCAGGCCCAACAGGAAGGGAACGCTCGATTGGCTATCACTCTAAAAAATCGGATCTTCGAATTAGAGAAGGCAAAAAGAGTAGCATAAAATACCTCAATAGTTCGGGCCATGGTAGTTCTGCCTTAGCTCAAATCAAAAAAACCAAAGGAGAAAACTACCATGTCTAATGTGAATGAAACCGCAACAATTTGGAACTGTCCCAACTACACCGGCGAGCTTTACATGATCGGCGCCAACCAAACGCCTTTCCTCAACATGATCGGCGGATTGCAGGGTGGCAAGGTTCGGACCGTTTCTTCTTTCGAATTCGATCTTGCCCAACCGTGGTCGCTCGAAAGTGCTTCTCAACCCGACGTTAGCGAAACAACTTCCCTGTCCGCTCCCGATCCGTGGACCTATGTTCGCGGCCAGGATACAAACACCGTACAGATCTTTCACCGTGCGGTTACCGTGTCCTATGCGAAGCAGTCGGTAACGGGAAGTATTGTCGCCGATGCAACAACCGGCCTTGCTGATGCAAATTCGATGCAGCCGATCCAAAACGAGAAGGACTTCCAGATTACTGCTCATATGCGCCAAATTGCAGTAAACTCGGATTACACTTTCTTGAACGGCACATATCAGAAAGCAACCGATGCCGGTACTGCCGCCAAGTCTCGCGGCATTATTACTGCCTGTGTTTCGAACAGTGTTAATGCGTCCAACGCCGCCCTGTCCCGAACACTTCTCAATCAACTTATCCGCACCATGGCCGGCAACGGGGCCGAATTCATGAACCCGGTTATCTTCTGCAATGCTTTCCAGAAGCAAAAGATTTCCGAGCTTTACGGTTACGCCCCGGACTCCAGGAACGTTGGCGGGCTTAATATCAACCAGATCGAAACCGACTTTGCAGTTGTTGGTGTTGTCTGGGCGCCGAATGTTCCCGCAAGTACTTTGCTTCTTGCCGACCTGGCAGTATGCAACCCGGTCTTCCTGCCCGTACCCGACAAGGGAGTGCTTTTCTATGAAGAGCTTTCCAAGACCGGTGCCGCAGAAAAAGGCCAGATCTACGGCCAAATCGGACTTGACTATGGCCCCGAAGAGTACCACGGTAAAATCACTTCGTTGGCCACCAGCTAAATCTCCTTGATTTGAGATTTTCAAAATACTTCTATTGAAGGGAAAGGAGATAAGTTATGTCAAGTAAAGATAGATTGGAAATTCGGAACTGGGTTAAAACCAACCAGGGTCTTCCGCCTCAATTGCGCGAGTTTTTCGAAGTACTTGATAGAGATCTTCGCGCTAATGACGTTTGGTCGACCACAACCACGACGACTTCCAGCACGACCACGACCACTTCGTCTTCGTCAACGACAAGTTCAACGACAAGTTCGTCCACGACGACCACGACTGAGTAGACTGTGTTACCGGAAGCGTTTGGGAGGTAAACCCAAATGGCAACAAAAAGTAAAAGTAAACCCGTAGAAACCGCATGGCGGTTTTATCGATCTAACCTTGCAACGATAGTTTGGGATCCAAACTTGGACAAAGTACTTGCGGATTTCTCTACGGGAACGTTTATCACGGAAGATCCGAAAGTGGCGAAGAAAATCAGAGAGCTTGGTTATCCTGAGATACCGCTTGACGCTACTTCACCACCGCCGGATATAATTATTCAACAACCTGCCTTTGCAATCGATGGCGACGTACCCATCATGGGAAAAGCAGTAGGCGAGAAGCTAATGGAGCAAAAGATGAAATTGAAGACAAAGCAAGTTGGCGATCCCGCTCCGCAGGCTCCAGTAGTAAAGGCCGAAACGCCAAAAGCAAAAGCCTCGAAAGCAAAGCAGGAAGCTCCAAAAAAGAAGTTGAGAAGAAGAAAGAAAACCGCGGCATAGGGAGAAATGAAAAATGACGTATTGTGCGGACTCTGATTTATCCAAGTATCGTCCCAACATTTTAGCTCTCGGGGTGAATGACTGGACGGCTCAAAGGGAGGAAGCATACGCTCTTATTAATCGGGTCGTTTCAACTCGTTGGTATAGAAAAGTCGCTCCCGATATGGGTTATGATCCAAACATTACTACTTTCAATCCTCTTCTTATCCGAGAGGGAACGCTTACCAGGCTTGAGTCCTTTAAGGCGCTTGAACTTGCCTATATGTATCTTATGAAGGATTCACCTGAGGCAGATGGCTTCGAGCGAAATGTAAAACTATTTCGGGATCGGTACAACGAAGAGTTAGAGTTGGTACTTGCACAAGGTATTGACTACGATTGGTCCGATTCCGGAACGTTCGAGGACGACGAAGTATATCTCCGGACAACAAGAAGGCTCGTAAGAGGTTAGCCATGGCAGTGAGCCAAGAAACCTATATTGATATAAGCGAATTGGAAGAAGTACTTCTAACTCGGCTGGAAAAGTTCGAGAAAAGAATTTTTTCCAAGGCTCTTATGACAGAAATTGGAAACTTCGCCATGACCAAAATCAAAGTTCGAACGAGCGAAGGAAAAGACGTAGAAGGAAGATATTTCAAACCCTACACCGCAAAGTATAAAATGTTCAGGAGAGAAAAAGGTCTACCGACAAATGTGGTAGACCTGTTCCGTACGGGCTCAATGTTGTCTTCTATGACGTATGATCCTTATGAACGATATGTAAAGATCTTTTTTCTAAATACTTCTGATGAATTCAACGTAAAGAATCCGAAGAAAGCTTTTTTCCTGAATCAGAAAAGACGTTTTTTTGCCTTGTCTAAAGACGAGGTGGACAAGATTGTCAATATGTGTATCGATTACTATAACAACTTGCTCGACAATATGTAACCGAGGGAGCCTATCTGATGGCCGAGAATAGTAAGCGCGAGGCAATTATACTTTCCGATATAGCCTTGATTGAGTCTATACCGGCGATTAAAACGGTAGCAAGAAGACTGCCATCATTTTCTGATTTACAATCCTTTGCTTCCACTCAATTCCCAGCGGTAGCAGTAGTAGGGAGAATTCCCGTTCCTGTAAATCATGTTCAAAGTAGAAATGGCCAGGTAGATCTAATTGTTTCCGAGCTTCGCGTTGATGCCTATGTCTTCATTCATGAGAACGTAAACGCGGACGCGAAAATATCAAACATCCTGGACGACTTCTGGGCAGTACTTTATACCAACCCAACCAGAAATAATCTTTGTATGTTTACTTCTCTTGAGGCAACAGAAACAACCGAGACTTGGCCGCCATTTGTGGCTTTCCAGCTAACCTGTTTTCACAAATATCAACACTCTATTGGAGGAATTTAATTATGGAAGATGCCCATAGTACTTCTCTATATGCGCCTGCCGGAAGAGGTATCTTGTGGATCGCGGAATGGGACGGTACCACACCGCCCACTGATCCTACAGATTATACCGAAATCGGTAACTGCCCGTCGTTTGAAGCGGAACCGACGGTAGAGCGGCGCCCACACTATTCAAGCCGGTCGGGTCTTCGCACAAGAGATCTTAACCCAATCGTCCAAACGGAATACAATATTACTTTCGAATGCGACGAACTATCGGCGAAGAACCTTTCAAGATTTTTCCTGGGTACGTTGAACACTACCACAGGCAGAATCGCCGGGCTTCAAAACGCGGACAAAGAATACGCCTTGAAGTTCGTTTCCGACAACCCAATCGGGCCGAATGCTACCTATTACTTTCATCGGGTAACAATTGGTCCAAACGGATCTTTGCAACTTATCGGCGATGATTATCTGGTCATGAGCTTTACCGGTGAAGGTCTTGCGGACGTGGCAAATCATGCTTCCAGCCCGTACTTCGATATCGCTTACCAGACCACGACCACCACGACAACTTCTACTACCAGCACAACCGCTTAATCAGTGAAGCGGTTATAGGGAGTAAAACATGAGGAAAAGAGAAGTCATTAAAATCGATGCCAGAGAGTATACCATTAAAGAACTTACGGTGGAAGAAATAATCGAGCTGACGCAAGGCTCGGTTTTCTTCTCTGATACGTTAAAAGGTAATGAAAAACAAAAACTGCCGGACAGTGACGAAATCGGAAGAGTTAAGGGAGATCTTAAAAGAGTAATGGAGAAATGTTGTGATTTTACTCCCGACGATCTTGTAAAGCTCGCGCCATCAGAGATCAATACCCTTTACGATAAATTCAAGGAAGTAAATTCCGATTTTTTATCTTTTCTAAAAACGATGGGAGTAACAGAAATCCTGGGAAATATAAAAGAGCTGGTACTCAATCGCTTTTTAAAAACGCTTGTCACCTCATTGAGGCAGGACACTTAAACGTTTTTCAGTATGGCTTCTCATATTTTCTCCATGCTTTAAACGAGCACCAAATCATCATGAATATAGAAAGAAAAAACATTGCCATAGCATTTAGAGTAGCACGTTATGCCACGCCAAGGGAATGGAAGAAATTCATGAAAAGGAAGTGAAGCAATGGCAGAAAACGTTGATATTATAGTTCGCCTAAAGGACGCGGCTTCCAAGGGTATAAGAGCAATTAAAGGAAGTATGGGAGAGCTTGAGAAGTCGGTCGGTAGTACAAGAAAAATATTAGGTTCAATGGTTGGGACGCTGGGAACCCTTGCCGCTACTATAGGAGCAGGGGCTTTCTTAGGAAGTGCTATAAAGACTTTTGCAGATTTTGACACCGCTATCCGATCGGCGGGTGCGGTGTCGAATGCTACTGCCGAAGAGTTGAAGGATTTAAGCGATGCCGCAAAAGAGATGGGCAAGACAACAAAGTTTTCCGCAGTACAAGCCGCGGATGGTCTTAAACTTCTCGGCATGGCTGGCTTTGAAACAAAAGAATCAATAGAAGCACTTCCTGGCGTGCTTAATCTTGCGGCCGCCGCAGGAACAGATATTGCTACCTCTGCCGATATTGCAACCAATGTTTTGTCTGGATTTGGCCTTGAAGTAGAAAATCTTGGTCAAGTCAATGACGTACTTGTCAAAACATTTACTTCCTCGAATACCGCTGTCCAAGAGCTGGGCGAATCCTTTAAGTACGTTGGACCTTTGTTCAAAGCAGTCGGCGGTAACTTTGAAGAGTTATTCGCTACAATAGGAAAGCTTGGCGACGTAGGTATAAAAGGAAGTCAAGCTGGTACTGCTCTTAAAGGCGCTCTTCAACAACTTCTTAACGCTACCCCAGAACAGATCAAGCTCCAAAAAGAACTTGGCGAAAGAATTGGCCAAACTTCTTTAGAAGTACTTGACGCACAGGGAAGTTTTGTTGGCTATACAAGAATTGTAGAGCAACTATCAAAAGCGGGCGTGAACGGTTCTCAAATATTGAAGTTATTTGGTACAGAAGCGGGCCCAGCTATGGCCGCTCTTGTAGGGCAAGGCTCGGAATCAATAAAAGAACTACAAACCGCAATTGAAGAGGCAGGAGGTATATCAGAAGAAGTAGCAAAGAAAATGGGAGCTGGCCTTGGTGGTGCAATATTAGAGGCTAAGTCCGCATTTGAAGCGGTAAAGATCGCCATTGGCGAAGCGTTTTCCGAAGATCTAATCCAAGGCATTAGAGTAGCAAGAGACTGGCTAATTGACCTTGTTGACGTTATTAAAGAACTTAAAGAAAATGGTACAATCGAGGCATGGGCAACGGTTACAAAGATCGGATTTGGAACAGTTACTACCTCGGCAAAGATTGCCTGGGCGGCCGTGAAAGAAGTAGTAAAGGTTTTTACCGCTCTTGGCTTGTTAGCAACCGGACAGGTGAGTGCCGCAGGAGAAGCGTTAAAGGATCTTGGTAGTGATTTTGTAGCGGTCGCAGAAAGTATGCGGCAAGAAGTAGAGAAGTCCGAAGGTACAAGATTTTTCAAAATCGATACAAGTACCGGAGAGATAACCGAGGAAGTAAACGCGGTTGGCGAGCTGATTAAAAAAGCAGTAAAGACCGGTCCAATTGGGCAAGGTGTAAAAGAGGCAAGTAAAGAACTATCCGAAGCGTTGGTGCCAAAGGCTGCTCCTGTAGAGGCTTTATTAAAGGCAGAAATGACAAAGCTTTCCGCCTTACTTTCTTTAGAGTCTACAAAAATCGAGGATAGCTATGAAAGAGGATTGATTGATCTTGAAACCTATTACAACGAAAGAGCAAAGATCATTCAAAGAAAGATGGAGCAGGAGATCCAACTTCTTAGCCAAAAAGCATCAAGCGAAACCGACCTCGGAAAGAAAGAACTACTAAACGCCCAAATCTTTGCTAAAGAGCAAGAATTACAGGCCGCCCTTCTCAGCCTTGAGACTGAAAGATATAGAGAGCAAGACCGACTTGCTCAAGAAAGATTGTCTAAGGATCAAGCTCTAAACCAGCTCAAGCTGAAAGCAGAGCAGGCCCTTGCAGATCAAAAGAAAAGACTTGCAAACGATCCGGCATATGGATTGCAAGGACAGTTTAGCGAAGAGTTGGCAAATCTACAAACCAAACACAATGCAGAACTTGAGGAAATAAATAACTTCTACGTCCGAAAACTCGATATGCTTCGCCAACAGAAAGCGGCAGAGGCAGAGATTGAAGCAATCGCCGATGAACAGAAGAAAATGATAGACGATCAGAAGCGGATGCAGAGGGAAGAAGAGTTTCGGCTGGAACAGGATCAACAAAGTAGACTTGTTAATTTTCAATTAAACAATTATGCCAACCTTGCAGGAGGTATGGCTGATACTCTTTCCAATGCTTACGAATTGATTGGAAAAGAAAATAAAGAAATGTTTTATGCAATGAAAGCGGCCGCCATTGCAGAGGCAGTTATAAAAACAGCTCAGGCGGTCGTGAGTGCTTATGCTACCGCCGGCAACCCATACTTGGGAATTGCAATGGCCGCAATAGTTGGCGCGGCTGGTGCCGTTCAGGTAGCAAAGATCGCCTCCCAAAGCTATGCAGAAGGCGGCTTGATTGCCGGTCAATCTCCCACAAAGACTTCTGATGATAAACTTATAAATGCTACTTCTGGTGAATTCATGCAACCAGTGGACACGGTAGATTACTATGGGTTGGGAGTTATGGAAGCATTAAGAAGAAGAGCGATTCCGAAAGATATGTTTACCGGCTTTAACATGCCAAGTATCAAATATGGACATAGACAATTTGCAGAGGGTGGCGCGGTTACCCCCGCTTCTGGTATTCCCGATCCTAATGACGTTAAGAAAGAAGGACAGAAAACAAATATTGTTAACGTCCTCGATCCAGCAGTATTTGAGCAATGGTCGGCAAGTACTCCTGGCCAAAAAAATATTATGAACGTTATCTCACAAAATGCTTTCGAAGTGCGCCAGATGATACTTGGCAACTAAGGAGAAAACAAAATGACTTTAAATGGAAAAACAACTTCTGGATCGGTTACTTCTTTTGCGGGCGCCACTGGTTTACTTCAAGCGCTACTTGACTTTGTTTCCGGTACAAAGTTAGAGGATCAAGCAACCGCAGGATCAAGTGTTGGACCGTATACCGATACGTTATCAACTCCCGTTGGTTTAGGATCAGTATTGATGAAGTATACCATTTCAGGTCTTGACTATACAGCAAGAGACGATGGTGTTGGAGCTATAACGGGAGATTATATAGACTCTGCCTCAATCAACTATGATACAGGCGCATTAACCGTCACTCTTACAACCACACCGGATGCAAACCCAACTTATGACTATGTATATGGCGAAGACGGCGGCGATTGGGAAGTAAAGATAAATCGAAATACAAGAAATGGTAACAAAACCTCTCCCTCGGAACCATTTGGAAGTAATTGTAAGGAAGTAATTCTACATAATAGAGGATTGAGCGGTGCAGAAAATATCTTGATCGGTATAAGAGAGTGGCAATATGTAGCGGCTAACGCATCTGGCTGGGATCTAACAGGCTTTACTTCTTATTCGGACGGCATGTATTTCGGTAGAACTTTTGAAGACCTTAGTTTAACCTATGATACTACCTGGAACTGTTTTGAAAACGCTCCCAAACTACCGCTAATTGACGATACAATTTACTATTGGTTTTTCAGCAATAGGCAAAGAATAATAGTTATTGCGAAAGTTCAAAGTAATTACGAATCAATCTATCTTGGATTTGCCAATAGATATGGAAACCCAGAAGACTATCCTTATCCGCTCGTTATAAAAGGGAGCTTGTACGGGAAGAAAACCATTACAGAAACATCAGAGGCAAGCCATGCATTTATTCCCTATAGTACAACTTCCGGAACCAATATGCTTCATAATGTTTTGCCAGATGGTTCTTGGTCGTTGAATTGGGGAGCTTTTTCTTCGAATTACGCCACAATCCTTTTCCCTGTGTGCAATTGGAATTCTTCCAGTAGATTACTATCCGAAACACCGAACAAAAAAGAAGTACTTCTATCACCTGTTATGTCCCTTAGCTTGGCAAATAATTCTGTACTGCATGAACTTGATGGTGTTCTACATGCGGCCGGCGTTGGCGTTCAATCTGAGGACGAAATCAGAGGGCACGATGGCATAAAATACTTGGCATTTCAAAATATATCGAGGATCGATTACGATGATTTTATGGGAGTAGCAAATGAGGATTATACATCTACTTCCACAACAACCACAACGACGACCACGACCACGCTAACAACAACTACTACCGAATAAAGTATAAGGAGAAGAAAAAATGCCTTACGTCCTGTCCGAAGATATTCGTTACAACCCGACCGATACTATGGAAGCACTGGACTACATTCGCCAATTTGCTTTGACGATTGGTTGGACCGTAGATAATTGGGACGGCTATCGCTTGCAACTCTTCTCTCCTGGTTATTCTATTCAAAATCTTTGTTACAGATTAGAAGTAGAAACGATTGACGCCCAAGTCCAAACTCTTGAATATAGACCGGTCATACCAGGTCAAAGACTTGTAAATATGGAACTAATGACCTCAACTTATATTTGGAATACTTCTTCCTCATATGGCAAAGTCTCTCTTCCTGCAAGTTCTTTCGATGCGCTGTACCTCTATGGGAACTCGCATTTTATAGCCGCGATTTTTCATGTTGATCCGATAGCGGTAATTACGGTTGCAATTGGCATCCCAGATCTATGGCCGTCTTGGTACTACTCTCTTGATTTCTCTTGCCACTTTCCTTGTAGCTACTATAGCGATACTTCTTCATATCAGTGGTACAACATGGCAGACAATATTAGCAATTGGTATATGCCGTGGACTTACATGGTCTCTTATGTTTATTGCGCCTGGTTTCAGGGAGAAGCAATTAATTCAAATAACTTTACAGGAAACTATCTGCCAACCACAGCCGTTGCAATAGGAGCAGAGGCGGGATCATTTAACAAACTAAACGGATTACTTCGTTATAACGAGTATACCAACAAGCGAATGGCTTTTCAATCAACGTACTTTGTTAAGTCGGAAACATTGGGCGTTTGGTACCCGATCGGTTTGTCACCCTTCGCCTGGATCAACGGAAGAGATCTTTCAATTGGTGAAGTAGTAGAGTTTGGAGCGGATCAATACAGATGTTTTCCAGCAGTATTCTCGCCAAATGAAATTTGGCAAGCTTATAGGATATCCTAATATGTCTACCTTAGATGGTATTATTCAAACGATATTTACCGCTGAGAGATTAAGCCAGCCTGTTCGACAGTATGATCTTGTGGTTGGTGACAAAAGCACTCATGAAAAGCTACCAACCGAATATTGGCAAACAGACGTTGGTGTGGGAAGTGATAATCAAATATGCGGAGAAGTAGTAAGACAAACGCAACCGGTAACACCTGGGTATGAAGATGGTATGCTTTCTACTTTTACCGGTTCAGATTTTTACTTCGAAAGAATTTGGGTTGAACCTATTCGGTTTGATCTACAGTTTATCGTTGAAGACTTAACCAGGGAGTTAAAAGTATGGAACGCCTGGAGAAGCAAAAACGTTCAATTGACCGACGTACAAGTGTTAGAGCAAGAAGGAACTTATCTTGAATACCCGGATCTTCCAGATACGTTGGGAACCTTTGGTGACACTATATACACTTTAAATATATATGGTGACGGACCGCCCTTACAGGATACGCAATACAAATTAACAATCGATGGCTGGGAAGTAACCATCTACATAACCGGTGTTCGAATCATACCTTGGGATTTAATGCCAAACTGGCAAGATCAATTAGAAATTTCCTATGAGTTTGCAACAACGATTTGGACGAACGATAGATTTAAAGAGCAGAGAAGAGCATTATCAAGAGAGAGTTGGTTTTTACTACAGGCAACATATGATGCTTCCGGGAATAGAAGTAGAAAGATTTTAAATCTTATTGGATATGGAAAAGACAAAGTATTTGGTCTACCAGTCTATAACGAAATGCTAACCGCTTCCGAAATAAGCGGCACGACGATAACAGTAAATGAGGACTTTACCTATTATTATAATCTTATAAACAGAAGCAGTTATATCATTATCGTGGATCATGAGTTTGGTCTTGCAGAGATAAAGGAAATCTCTTCTGTAAACGCTCCAAATGAAATCGTCTTGAGCCAAACAATTTCAGAAACCTTCGATCCTAAATATACTATTATCTATCCTGCGGCATTCGTTATTATTGGATCGTATTCTGGAACAAATATCACCGATGATTTTGACGAAGTAAAAGTAGAATTTAAGGAATTCAAAAATGGATAGTCTACTTGATATTGGTGGCGAGACTGAGTTTCCTTTCCTCATGGATTGGAGCACCAACCCGATAAACAAGTTTCAGATAACCAGAAACTTGTTTGAATATAGAGGCACAGCCTCAAAGATTGAACAGCAAAATCCAGAGACGCCTATAAATGTAGAAGCAGATTTTTACTTCGAAAATAAAGAAGCGGAATATACCTTTCTTGATTTTATTCACGGCAGGATTGGCAAGACAAAACGTTTTTGGCTACGCCACCCAAAACAAATGTTCCGTTTGACCGAGGGAGTATCAAATGGATCGGTAGTAATGAGGTGCGAACCAAATAACTTTGATTTGTTTCATGTAGGACATGAAAGAATTTATATTGAAATGAATACTGGCGATACACTCACAAGGCATGTAGAGAACGCTACCTATGACAGTGTAAACGAAGAGTTGAATTTAGAGATTGCCAGTGCAATTGATAGAAGTATTGATCTAACAAATTACTATATTATTGGAAGATATTATTTGATGCGTTTTGACGTTGATGCATTTCGGTTAAAGATTATTAGTAATACAAAGAGCCAAATCAGTCTCCGCTTTGTAGAAGTTATCCGAGACTATGACGCATTAGCGGCCGATTAAGATTAATAAGAGGATAGAAAAATGACGGAATTCGACGACAACTTAGAAGGCATAGAAGTAGAACCTGTTCCTGAATTCTACGTTCTTACAACAGGAAGTACTGTAGAAAGATACACTTCCTACTCAAGATCTTTAACCTTTCTTGGTAACTACTATGCGGCCGCTTCCATAACAAGGGGCAACTTAAAACAGGATAACAACTTTGGCATAACTACTTTGACAGTGACAAGTCCGATAACTCCCTCGATTGCGAAGTATGTTCCTAATCAACCAATTGAGCCTGTCAATATAGTAGTATATCGAAGCCATATTGATAATCTGGATCAGTATGAGATTTTTTTCAAGGGAGAAATCAAATACGTTCAATTGCGCGGTCGGCTTGCATCCGCGCAATGCGAAGCAAAGAATAAATATATGTTAACAAAGATTCCTAACGTCATATATCAATCCGGTTGCAACCATGATATATACGACGATGGGTGTCAAGTAGATCCATTTCTATGGAGAAGAAGCGCTACCATCACTGGCATATCAGGGTCGAGCCTAACTTTTTCTTTTACTGACGGGTTATCCGCTGTGGCGGTAGAGTACTTCACGGGCGGTAGAATAAACTTTCAAAATGACGTTAGATTGATTACCGGCAATTCAGTTTTAAATACTTTAGATCTTCATATTCCTTTTGATTCAAGATTGTCGGTTGGCTCTTCTGTTTATTTATATCCTGGTTGTGACGGAAATCCCGCAACATGCAATGGGAAGTATAACAACCTAATACACTTCCTTGGGATGCCATATATACCTTCAACCAACCCAGTTATATGGGGGTTTAAATAATGTTGATTCCTTTTTTTCATGAAGAAGAGAGATGGCAAGCCTTTAGTAAAGAAGTACAGTCTTGGGAGGGCACGCCATATCGTCACCAAACGATGATAAAAGGGCGTGGCGCAGATTGCACGATGTTTATCGGAGCTGTTTGGTTGAGTATGGGAATACTTACGGAAGTCAAATCTGATTACTATGCAAAAGATTGGCACTTGCATAACAAAGAAGAGTTTGTCCTCGATCAATTTCACGAGCATTGGAACAAATTTGCCGGTGAAGGATTGAAAATAATAAAAGTAAACTCAAGGGAGATAGATACTTTTTATCGAGGCGACGTTCTTTGCTTCTCTTGCACACCTACAGGTATAACAAATCATGCCACCATTTGGTTCGGATATTTTGAGAAGACAAAAGAGAAAAATCAAATGTATAACTCGATAAACGGGCATGGCGTTTGTCGTCTAACGTATGGAAGTTTTTGGCAAAAGAGATTGACCACAATTTTTAGAGTAGTATTGGAGGCATAGGATGGCTGTATATCTACTCGTTATTGCGTTGGTAGTACTTGCAGCCGGTTTGTATATGGCTTCAATGAACCAACCAGATCAAAATCAGCAGGACATGGCTCCGAACGGGATTGACTCTTTCAAGGCAACGACAAACCAGGAAGGAGCAGTAGTTCCCGTTATGATAGGTGAAGGAAGACTTTCTGCCAATTTACTTTGGTTTGGAAATCTTGTAACAGAAGAAATTGTAGAAGAGATGGAAACGGGAGGCAAGGGCGGAGGAGGTGGCGGAAATGAGGACGTAGTAACAGGCTATAGATATTATATGGATGTTTGGGAAGCAATTTGTGTTGGGCCAGATGTAGAAATAGTCCAAGTTTTCCAAAACGACAAACCAATAAATCTTATTGGAACCTTAAACCCTGGAGATACTCTTTACTTCCCAACCGAGGCTGGTCAATACTCTGCGCCTTTAAATCCTGTAGCGCATGTTTTTATGAGCCGTCAATGGATAGGAGATAATGTAAGCTCCGTTCCAACTTATCACTGGGCAGTAAAGAAAACAAGCAATGCGCCTTTAAATCATGCGAACCTAACGAATGGTACAAACCCTGCGGCCGCAATATATGACATTTTGATAATGTCTGGAACCAAGGCTTCTTCTTTTGTTTTAAGTTCTTTCCAGGATGCCGCGGACTACTGGTACGATAAGGGCTATGGAATAAATCTTGCTTTGAACAAACAAGAAGAAACAAGGAATATTATAAAAAGAATTTTTACCTATGTTGATGGAAATTTGAGAGTAGATAACCAGGACAGATTTGAATTGGTCGCCTGGAAAGATACGGATACCTATCAATATGAAATTGACGAAGAAGACCTAAAAGATTTTAATTTTAGGAGAAGAAGTTGGTATGACGTATATACCGACTTTAGAGCCAATTTTATTTACAAACAAAAGAATTACACCCAAAGAACTTTACGGGTAAGAAATACTGCCGTTAAAGATATCATTGGGCAAGACAAACAAATTACTATTGACCTAACCGCTTTCAACGATATAACTGCCGCCTCGAAAAGACTTTGGGAGTTAATGAAACAACTATCCTATCCAGAAGCGGAAGCCTCTGCCAAGGTTAGTTTAAAATATTCAAAAGTAAAAGTTGGTGACGTTGTTAGAGTAAGTTACTCTCCATATGAAATAACAAACATGGATTTTAGAGTAATAGGGATTGACGTAGCAAAAGCAGATAGTAATGAAATCTCTTGGAACATGCGCCAATTGACTACTACTCTATTTGATACGAATTTTGGATTGGGCGGTGAGCCGCAATGGGTCGAACCCGACTACTCACCACAAGAGCCTTTGGACGTAGAGTTTTTCGAGCTTCCATATACTTCCAGAATTGAATATGACTACACAGCTAAATTTAGAGTTTCCTATTTGGTACTTGTAGCAAGAGCAGGAAACGAAACGGGCTTTCAAGTTCATACTTCCGGAAGCGGAAGTAATTACTCAAGAGCCCAAACCATGTCAACGTTCTCTCAGGTAGGAACGCTTGACGAAGATTATCCGGCAGACACTTACAGTATTGACGACGAAACTGGAATTCTTTACACTCCCGAAAGAGAGGACCCGAAGTTTGGGAGTCTTTTCAGAAATGAACTTTTTACAAAGTTAAGATTTGCAATTATAGACGAAGAGATTCTTGCCTTTCAAACTGTAGATTACGAGGGAGAAGAAAGTATCAGGCTAACGGGAGTAATTCGCGGCATACTAAATACACCCATAGAAACACATACCGCAGGATCGAAGATATGGATAACAAGTTTCAGAAATAATATTTTAAGTGAGACCGAATATCACGAGTTTAATGCCAAGGTAGTAACCACTTTTGGAGGCGAAGTATTTGATATATCCGAAGTATCGCCAATTACTGTTACAGAAACGCAGAAAGCCGCGCAACCTTGGACGCCTTGGAATGCTTATGCAGAAAGAGACGGCGTAACCATTAACGTTACCGTGGCGCACACCACAAAGGCTACAGATGGCGCTGGTGTACTTCCCGCAGAATCGCAAAAAACAGTAGAAAAGCAATTAGCCGAAGGGTTTGTCCTTTGGTGGACAAGTGTTGACTCTACCGTAAATGAAGAGAGATATGGGAAGTTCGACTATATCAACGGCTCGGCCGGAAATCATACTCTTTACATAGCTCAAATAAACAGCCTTGGATTCCAAACGGACACAATAGAGATAGTTGTTGGTCCTGACGATGGCGACTATTTCTGCGACGATCACTTGACCGAAAATTATTCTTTCGAAAAAATTCAATATGGTTCGCAAAACTGGATCGATATTATGAACAGGAACGCAACCAGATTGAATGACGAAGTTTTGAAAATTTCAGGATTGATTGACGTTGATTTGTCCGGTATAGCTGATACAAATGCAATAGCCTGGAATAGTACTTCCGAGAAATACGAGCCGGTCGACTGGTTAACAACGTTCCCGACTTCTACTACTACCAGCACTACCAGCACAACCAACACGCAGTCAACCACAACCAACACACAGTCTACCACAACGTCAAGTACTTCGACCACAACGTCAAGTTCCAGCACAACCAACACGCAATCGACCACAACGTCAAGTACTTCGACAACGACCGAGTCGCAAACGTCAACCTCGACTGTTACCAACACGGGGACAACGACAACCAACACGCAATCGACAACGAGTAGTAGTTCAACGACAACGACTCAAACCAGCTCTACCAGTACGACTTCTACCAGCACGACAACAACCAACACGGTAACAGAAAGTACTTCTACCTCGACCACAAGTACCAGCTCTTCCAGCACGACAACAACAACGACGCCTCCTGGCGCGGGCGGAGCCTATGAGGGCGAAGACGTTATGAGTGATGCATTTTATATTGATGGGATTATGATCCCAGCCTAATTAGTACAATAAAAGGAGAAGAGAAAATGACGTTTAAAAGACTTGTTGCCTACAATGCTTCAAACACCGCCGACTTCTGCGAACAAATGAAGGATCTCATGGTTGCCGCTGGTTGGACTCTTCATGATGATTTGTCTTCTGCTACACCACCAAGATATATTATGAAGACAAATGGTGAAGCACCCGAAACAAAGTGTCCTTGCTATCTTGAAATAAAATGGGACGCAAGTTATGCCGATAAAATTTCCATGTTGATGTACCTCTATTGGAATAACTCTACTCATTCGGGAGTAGTACAAATTGGATCTGAAACTGGCAACTATATGTATTCGGACGACGATGCTTCCTTTTATGGGTGGATTTATACAAGTAAAGATTTTGTAATCATCATAACAAAAATTGGCGCTACCTACTATGGAGGTTGGTGCTCACGTTTCCAGCCTGGATATCAATTTATTGGTTTTCTACAGTCAAGCGCTTCTGCGGGATCGAGTGTTACACTTCAACTTGGAAAAGGACAAACACGCGGAGCAGTAGTTGGCGCGAAGTGTATGGTGGTATGTTACGATGGCACAGTTGGGAGAGATCACGATTGCGAAATTACTGCCGTTGACGATGATAACAACCAAATAACGGTTGACGCTTTAACCTATACTTTCCCTGCGGGATCCTCGGTTGGATTTGTTCCCTATCCTTGGTTGTTATCCAGATTTTCGAATAGTGCTTCTCAATACAGCCTTTGGGGTGCTTCTGGAACGAGCGCATACACTACCGGTGGAAATGCTCTTCAAACTTTGACCTATCAATATGTTGATCCAGAAGAGTTAACCGGAATGTATATGCTTCTTCCTTATTGTTTGCTTCGCTCCGGTGCTGGGTATGCCGGATTTATAGATAGATGGTTGCTCGGCGATGCTTTTACAACAAGCTCTTATGAAGACACAGTAGGAGTGGGAGTAATTCAGGGAGACACGGTAGCAACTGGTGGTGGAAGTAATACTCTTGCCGATACAAATCAATCTTGGGAAGTTGATGCTCTCATTGATTATGCCGTGATTATCATATCAGGCACTGGTGCTGGTCAAATTAGGACGATTTCTGATAACACGGCAATAGGATTGACGGTTGACGATAATTGGAGCGTACAGCCAGACAGTACTTCCCATTATATTATTTGTAGCGAAGCCTATAGACACTTTGGCTTCAACTCTACTTCCTATTCGAAAAGTATATTTGAAGGCGGGCATTATACCCCCGCATTGTGTTATGAAATTACGACAACCACTACCGTTTAGGAGAAGAAGTAATGACGCATTATAACGCTATGCTATTATCCCTTGAAAGCCCTGCGAGTCGCGCTTTTGCGAATGCTTCTTTAACGCCTTTGCCTGACAATTTCGGGATTGAATATTTGTTAAGGACGCAAACTTCGCACAATATCAATTATATGTTTAATGACTTCTCAGCCGCACCAATAGGCAATAAAATTTTGGTACAGGGATATCAAGACTCGCAGTATCCAGGGCTGGTAGTAAATCATCCGTCGGTAATTCACACAAGGTCAAAGTATCAATACGAGGCAGTGGTACCAAATACTGATTATTGCGGCGTAAGAAATGAAAATTCAAACAGTGTGGCGGCTTATACTTATAATCTGACGGGTACAACTTATTACTATTCCGGAATTGACGGGTGGGATCCGGGTGTAGATCTCACGATTTGCCGCGTCCATGCGGCAATGTTGAGATACGGAAGCTTTGATGGATTAGGTAGATCGGTGTACTTTACTATATGGTCAAAGGATGGTAATGATCTGGATGAAGTATTGTACGAAACTTCTTTTCCTATGACTGACGAAGTATCAAATAGCGGAGTGAAATTTTACCCGTTTTATATTACTCCCAATTATACTCTTTTAAACGGCACAACCTACGCCTTTACACTTTCGACAAAGGCGGTTGATAGTAGTCATTATATAAAAACTTATAGAGGTGGTGTAAGTAGCGGCTTATTTGGTATAACGGCCGCTTGGAATAGTAGTAAGGTAAGAACTGCCACAAATACTTTTAGACCAAGTTTCATCTTTTATACAAGGACTGGATCATGACTATTTTATCTACCGGTTTAGAAACTTTTGATTATAGCGCGCCAGGCTGGAATCACATTTACAATAGGAACATGGAATTGCTTGACGCAGAACTTTTAAAACTAAATGCTTTACATGACGTTGATACCTCTGCATTGGCAGATGGTGCCGTCCTTTTATATAACTCTACAACCGCAACCTGGGAAGTAAAGGTGAATTCATGAGCAGTACTTTAAACCCTTCTGGGCTAATAATAAACAGTTATGGCGAGGATTGGGCGATACACCAAAACTCAAATATTACTTCTTTAAATGGAACTCTTCTAACGTTATCCGGCTTAGGCGACGTTGAAACTACAGCTTTGACTACCGACGATGCGCTCCAGTATGATTCTGCCGGAGAAAGATTTATAAACGTAAATACTGCCTCTTGATATTTCTAACAACAGGTGAACGAAATGACAGATCAAATCATCAAAGAAGCAACCGGGTTAATGAAAATCATAAACGACCCTATATTAATTGTTTTAACGGTCGTAATTTTTGCTCTTTTAGTTTTTATTTACTATATGGCGCGGCAAGCCGATGGGAAAGAAAAAAGATATTTTGATTATACAAAGATCTTGAACGAAGAGATCCACGCCAATAGTCAAACACTCGTTAAACTTACCACATTGATCGAAGTACTTGTCCACGGCAGAGGAAAGAACTCGTAACCTTAGGATTGATAGTAATGCAATAAAGAACGGGTTAAATTAAAATGAGAAAAATTATGAACTTTCTAAAAAGAAAAGTCTCTGTTAAATCTCTTGGTAGAGAAGAGAAGACGGAAATTATGTTGAGTACTGCCCAGGAAGAGGCAAAAAAGGCAAGAAAAATTGCAGAAGAAAAAATAGACAATATCTATGCCCAACTAAACGGTTGTGGTGATAGATGGTTTCTAATGCCAAAAAAGACGATTGATAGTTGTAAAGAGGAGGAAAATAATTAATGGACGCTCTAATGTTCTTTAATCTTTCAACCGCTGTAATCTCATTTTTCGGTTTTATGATTTTTGTTCAATGGTGGGTCACAACGAGAAAGGCGACGATAGTATATATCTATATCCTTTTACTTATCTTTGCCATAGGTGTGGAAAATCTTATAGAGTTTTACTTCCGGTATAACCATTATGATGCCATACAACAACTTGCCTCGGCAGGTTGCTCGGTATGCGCTCATCTTTTTGATAAATATTGGATGTTTAAGGGATTGCTTGTGTTTGTTGTTATTAGCATATTCATGCTTCATATGATCCAAAGAATTTACCATACGATGTTTAAAATAAAAAAAATACAAAGCGAGGTAGAAAAGTATTACAACCCAAATGCCTCGTTTTTTGTTTTGATAGTAGAAGACGATCTTTTAATACCTGCTATCCTTGGCGAATACATTTCAAAGAAATCTAAGGGCGCAAGTGTTGTTGTTAGATCCTCAGCCGAAGAAGCACTCGAATACCTTGGAAAAGATCCTTCAATAAATATGATTCTATGCGATATAGCGCTGAAAGGCAAAATGACCGGCTTTGATTTAATTAGAACAGTAAAGAAAAGCTATCCTTGGATAATCAATATCTGTATGACAGGCTATCCTGGAAGATATAGTCTTCACGATGCAAGAAAAGAGGGCTTCGATGATTACTTCATTAAACCGTTTAGGCTTGACGATATTGCCAAATCGATGAATTATCACAGGCAGAAAATGGTAAGATGGGGTAATATTACAAATAGAGCGGATCGAGTAGTATAAAAAAGAAAGGAGAAGTAAAATGGAATACGGTGAGATTATTCAAAGATTTTTTATCGAAGTGGTATTTCCAATTCTTGGCGCGGTCGTTCTATCTCTTATTGGCCTGGTTATCAAAAAGATATCCGCGAAACTCGGCAATGAAGAGATCTTGAAACATCAGACCCAGATTGAAGAGCTGGCAATATCTGCAATTGGATATGCAGAAGAAAAAGCTCTTGAGCGCATGAAAAAAGGACCTCAAGATAAAATCACAGGTGAACAAAAGCTTGATATGGCTATTGGCTGGCTTATGTCCAAAGCAAAGGCGGTCGATAGAGATCAAGCAAGAGAATGGATAGAGGGCACCATACCCAAGCTTGCTGGTATGGGAGCTACTGGCGAGAAGACAATAAAAAAGATAGAGGAGGATTGCGATGTTTAAGACAAGGAAGAGTATTTTTTTGATTTGTTTGGTGGTTATGTTTTTTCTTTCCGCATGTTCTACAATGCAGACAATTCAAACACCGAAAGAGAAAGCCATCTGGATGTTTTCTATTTACAATGCCCAGTATAGCGACTACCAAACGCTAACCGGCCATGTATTCGACACCGAAAAAAATGATTGGGTCAAAGTCTCTTCGCCTGATTTGTCCGAGGATCAAAAAAAGATCTTGAACGAAAAGAAGAAAGTATTGACCGAGGTTTACCCGCTTATTCTTTTGTATGATTCTTATGTATCGACAAATACCGTTCCAAGCGAGGAGGTGGAACAGAAAATCATCGGCTTATTGAACAGTATTAAATAAGAGATTAAAACAGTATAATGAAGGGAGAAGTAAATGGACACAAGTCAAGTTTTGGTTGAGTTGGCAAAGGTTGCGGTGAATTCTTTTTTCACCTACATGAAATTGGCAAACAAAACACAGGAGGAAATTGAAGAGATTTTTAAGGCAGAGGAAAGGAAGTTTCTTTTAAACGATCCAAGCAAACTCGAAGACGTATAGGAGGTTTTGAAATGAGAAAGATTGTTTTGCTTCTCATGATTCTATTTTTTATCCCATGTTTTTTCATTCTGCCATATTCGGCAATAGCCGGTACTGTTACACTGGCATGGGATGCAAACGACCCGCAACCCGACGGTTATCTTCTCTACCAAAGAGATAGTGATCAAAATTATAATTACGACACTCCCGTTGCAAATCTCCCAGGTAGTGAAACAACCGTAACATTGAATAACCTGGGAGAAATTGGCAAAAGTATTACCTATTATTGGGTCGTGCGGGCTTATCTTGATAAACCGTCAGGCTTAGACGTAAGCGGCGACTCAAACGAGGTAAGCAATACTTATGATTATACCTTGCCACAATCCGCGACAGGATTAGAAGCAACATACAACGAAGCGGACGAAACCATTACGGTAGCTTGGCAACAAGACAATCCTGGTGAAGTAGTAAATTGGAAAATATATACTTCTGAAACTCAGGGCGGCCCTTATGTGCTTTTTGATACGGTCGCAAATACAGGACAAACCACGCCAACAACTACTAAGGCAATATCCGTTCCCGAAGGTACAAGGAAAACGATTTACTTCGTTGTTGTTTCTTTTAAATCCGAAGAAATCTATAGTGGAAACTCTTCCGAGGTATTCGTTATTGTAGACAAGCGAGTGGTTGTTCCGCCCGTCTTGCGAATTACCGCGACGATCCCAGTAACCGATTAGTAAGTTCAACAAATCCTTTATCTGCTCTTTCACAATTGCACCACGACGATGGAAAGCAAAGTGGAAGAGCAGATTTTTATTAACTCAAGAAAGGAAATATAAGAAATGAAAAAAGATCACAAAACAATCGGCATTTTTACCAACTTCCAAGAATTCAAACCAGGATACAGCCTTACAGGCATTGCGGTAGATCAAGCGTTAATGCTTCTCAGAAACGGCCACAAAGTTTGCATGTTTGTCAACGAGCGTTTCAACAAGGAGAAAAACAAAGAAGCCGGCATCCAATTCCTCGAGGACACCTATCCAAATCTTTTCTTCGTTATCAAAAAATCGAAATTCATGCATTTGACCGATTACGAAACCCAAACGACCTTGTCCGAGAGTCATAAAAGAGACTCGATTATTGCCGCTCAGATGTATACGGAAGAAATAGTAAAACACGACATTGACATATGTTATACCCACGATTTTATATTTGTAGGCTGGAATCTCCCTTACTCTCTTGCAGTAAAAGCGGCCGATAATATGTTGAAGAAAATCGGCAAGATGGTTTATTGGCTTCACTGGATCCATAGTGTACCTTCGCCCGAGGGTAAAGACTGGTGGGATATCAATACTTATGGTGATAACCATCTTATTGTGTTCCCAAACAATGTTGAAGTCGTGAGAGTGGCAGAGAGTTTCAATACAAACCCTTCCAGAATAAGAATTATTCCTCATATAAAAGATATTCGATCCTGGTATGAATTCTCTCAAAATTCATGGAATTTTATTGATCGGTATCCAAATATACTTCAATCAAATGTGGTTCAAGTCTATCCTTGCTCTACCGATAGACTTTCAGCCAAACAGCTTGAGCTTGTTATAAAGATCTTTGGCTATATGAAGAAAGCAAAGGTTAAAGTCTTCTTGTGTGCCGCGAATCAATGGGCTACCGGTCGTCATAGAAAAGAAGACGTAAACAAATATATTGATTTGGCTGAATACGTCGGTCTCAGATATGGCGAGGATTTTGTTTTTACTTCCGAATATTCGACAAATCAAAATCTATCCAAAATCATAAAATCCGCAAGTGATTTTGAAGACCTTGAGGTTGATCTAAATCTGGGAGGTTATCCAGAAGTAAGCAAAACCATTAACAAAGAAAAGGATTTCGAAGAAGAGAAAACAAGACTTTTAGAAATACTTCAACCTTATTCCACAGGCATCGATAAAAGAATGCTTAGGGAACTGCAATTACTTTCGAACGTTTTTATCTTTCCTACAAGAGAAGAAAGCTTTGGGCTTGTTGGTCCTGAAAGTTCTTTTTCAGGTGCTCTTGTTGTTTCAAACAAAAGCCTATCAATGATGTATGAAGTATTAGGCACGATGGCCCCAGCTTTTGAATTCGGGTCACACCATCAAACGACTCCCGCAGTAAAGAGCGAGAAATACATTAAAGGCGTATCCTTTGCCATCCTAAATCGGATCTATTCAAACGAGGCAATTATGACCAAGACCTATACAAAAAATCGTTACAATATGGATTCGATTTATCAAAGATACTATCTTCCTTTCGCAGTATAAAAAACACAAAAAAAAGAGGTTCAAAATGCTAATTGCTCTTATCCCAACTATGGATGTTGCCGGGTCTTTGCCTTTGGTCCGAAGTATTTTGAATTGCAAAGACAGACCAGAAGAGACCTATATCATAAATAACGGTAAGCGAGTAGGTGAGCAAGTAATCAAAGATGTTCAATCAGGCATCTGTTTAATACAATTTGATAAAAACATAGGTGTGAATGCTTCTTGGAATGTCGGCTTGAATATTGCAGAAGACAAAAAGGCTCACTTGTCTATCCTGAATGATGATATCCAAATCAAATACACTTTTTTTAGCCGAATTAGAAAACTACTTCGCACCGATAACCACACTCCTGTTTTTTGCCCAAGTACTATTCACGATCTTGATAAGTTTTTTAACCTTCCAAGTTTTTCTACTGCGCCAAGTAGCATAACCACTATGCGGCGCAAAGAGGGTTGGGCATTTACGATAAGAGATTCCTACGTTAAAAAAATACCTGCAATCCCAAAAGAACTTTTTACTTTTTGCGGTGATGATTGGATTTGGGATCATACGGTTTCCTATGGCGGTAGATGGATAAAAGATATAAGTAATGTTATCTATCATCGCATTGGAAAAACATTGCGGCAAATGCCAGAATTGAGATCCCGATTGAGAGAAGAAAAACAAATTTACAAAAGAATAAAACAAAAGGGAAAGCACTCATGGGAAGAGTAACGATGGGTAGACATAGCTATGGCAAGATAAAAGTAATTGGACAACGTTGCCATGTATATGTTGGCCGATTTACTTCAATTGCCGACGATGTAAAGGTAATTACTTTAGGTCACGATCCTAAAAACGTTTCTACCTTTCCATTCAATAAATTTAAAGGTTGGGATAGAGCATTAAACTCTACTACCCATCCTAAAGTTTATGGTGACGTTCAAATTGGTCACGATGTTTGGATCGGATATGGTAGTACTATTATGGGAGGCGTGAAAATCCTTGATGGTGCTATAGTTGCCGCTGGTTCAGTAGTAATAAAGGACGTTTCTGCTTATTCTATTGTGGGAGGTGTTCCTGCTCAACATATAAAGTGGCGCTTTCCAATCGAGGATATTCAAACTCTTCTAAAAATAAAATGGTGGGATTGGGAGGACGATAAAATAAGAACAAATGCAGATATACTTTGTTCGCATAATATCGATTATTTTTTAACCACACATGGAGGGAAGTAAAATGGAAGAAGCGCCCAAAAAATTCAAAACGCCGAAGCAATACAGGGAAATGGAATTCAGACAACTACTTGTAGAGCTAACAAAACTTTTGAAGCCTAAAGTCTATGTGGAGATTGGCATTAAAAAGTGTTATACTTTTAACCAAATCTCACCGCTTGTAGATTTGGCAATTGGCGTTGATATCAACGAATCAAGCTGGCAGTATATGGAAATAGCAAAAGAAAATGATATCTTTCTTTGCATGGATAGTAAAGGGTTTGCCGAATGGGTTAAGCAATATAAGCCGGAACTTAAAATCGATTTTCTTTTTATCGATGGCGACCATCACCATGAAGCTATTCTGGACGATATCGATGCCTGTATTGGTCTTCTCAAGCCTTATGAAAGCATGGTTTTCCTTCATGATACATATCCTGCGAACGAAAATTTATTGGCAAAGGGATATTGCTTCGATGCATGGAAAGCCGCAAGCTTCATTCGAAAGTTCGCAAAAGACGATTTTGAAATAACTACTTTGCCTGGACCCTGGGCCGGTATGTCAATACTTCGATTCGCGCCAGATTACTGCCATGGCTGGATGGAAGAGGACATATCGAAAATGTTCCAAAAACAAAAATATTACAACGAAAGGAAAACTACACTTGGTAAATTTAACCCTTCGGATTTGTGATAATTATAACGAAAAGGAGAGCTACAATTGATAGCGTTAACCGCATTACTTCTCGGATTTGTGATAGGTCTCTTGATAGCAACAACAAGATTTAAGGGAAATGCTTTCAAGGAAAGTTATTTTCAATTTAGAGATGGCAAATATAAAGTGGTAAAACTTGATAGCTTGGAATCGATTGAGCTATTGGAAAGGATAAACGTGGTATGAAAGTAGTATTTCTTTTCATGTCGCAAGGGTGCGCCTCGCCAGGTTCTACAGAAAGAACTTATCCAAAACATCAGTGTGGTACGAAGTATATGGATGATTTTGCGGGCGAGGGATATTTTAAACTTCTTGACGCCTTGGTTAAAAACGAGACGATAACAGATTTAAAGATATTTTTTGAATCAAACGTCCAACCGGGTCTCGCAAGTTGGGTAACGGGCGAAAACGTATATTGCGAAGTAATTCCCGAAATTCGGTTTGTGGAAGAGTATATTGACAAAGACACGATTATCTTTGCAAGAGGCGGGTTTAAACATTGGCATGATTTTCTTTTGAAGTATAAAGGCAAAAACTGGCTAATGCTTTATGCCGCTAATACTGGTAGACAACGGTGGACGTTCTGGGATATTATCCTTGACGATTTGAGAGATTTTCACTCGATTGATAAGTACGGAAGATATTACTTCCCTTTCGTCAAGCCTATCAATGAGGATATGTTCTATCCAAAAAACGATACGCCTATTGAATGGGATTTTTGTATTGGTGCCTCCCATATTCATGATCGAAAAGGACAGTGGAGAGCATTAGAAGCAATTATTGAGTATAACAGAAAGTATGGTGAAATCAGAGCCGTTATGCCTGGTGCGCCAAGAAGAAGTATAAAGACTCATGAAATGCTTTTAAGATTAGATGAAATGCGATGGGTAGAAACTCCCGGTCATGTTCACAGGACGCAACTTAGGGAGATATTGAATGGGTCGAAGTATTTCATTCATCTTGGCGCGCACGGTCAAAACGATAGAGGCCCGCTTGAAGCTCTTGCCTGCGGTACTTCAACCATAATTGCTTCTCCAGGTTATCATGCTCCCTTTCTAACGGATTGTTGTTTTACTGGTTGCAATCTTGACGATAAGGAATCAATTGCCAACAGTATGCATTTTTTAAGAAATGCCTGGACGCCTCAGGACAAAATAAAAACGTATAACTTCTACAAGAAAAAAAGCGGATTTGAAGGAGTGGTGATTCCAAAAATGACCTCCCTATTTTCTTTGCTTTCGATGGCACATCCTTGTTTGCAAGCAAAGAAAGAAATAAGACAAATCTTTTTGGAAAGGTGACAATTATGAACAACCTGCATAGTCTTTACAACGAAAGTTTTTTTTATCGAAGAAAAAATCTTTTGTGGCGCGCACCCATCCTATGTGACATAATCAAAAGAGTATTTCCAAACATGATTAGCGTTATAGATGTCGGATGCGCTATTGGCGAGTTTGTTCAAGAGTTTCAAAACATGGGAATGGTCGCCATGGGTATTGAGGGAAGCACAAGTGCCAAAAAGTACTTCTTGCCTGATATTCATGTATCCTTGTGGGATATGAGGCAAATGCTACCTCCATCAAAGGTTAACTTTTATGATCTTTGTATGTGTCTTGAGGTTGCGGAGCACATAGAAGAAGAGTATTCCGATATATTTGTTAACAATCTATGTAGCCTATCAAAGACTGTTTTAATATCTGCCGCAGTACCAGGACAACAAGGTCATGGCCATTTTAATTGCCAACCAAACGAGTATTGGGAAATAAAATTTGGTATAAGAAAGTACAAAAGAAATTGCGACAAAGAAAATCAATTCAGGCAATTGCTTGAGAAGTACAAGACTAAAAAAGGATTAAACGCCTATTATTCAAATACAATGATCTATGAAAAGAAAATAGGTTTTTAAGACTGAAAGGAAGACCTAAAATGATTAAAGTAAATCCTAAAGTTTGTAAAAGGTGCGCACGACATAATCTTGCCTGGATGGCTACCGCACGACAACCGTTATCAATGATAAAGCTTAGGTATAGAATGCTTTTGGAATGCTCAAGAGCATTACTTCGCAATTTAACATTGCCGTGCCCGGTTGTTTTCTTTAGGGACGAAGAAGTAAATCCATATGGTTATTCAAAATTGTCTTCGCTAACAGGTAGTGTTCCTCGTTGGTGCCCATATGCAGTACAACATAAATACGAAATTTTTTGAATAGAAAAAGGAGAGAATATCAATGGAGAACCATCAGAAATTTGACTTGACCTGTACGGCAACCCTGAGGCCCGAGCTTTTGGATATTACTCTTTCAACATTTACAAAGAATTTTTTTAGAGAGAGGATAAGTTGTGCGAGGCTTATAATCAACATTGATATGGCAGGTGTTGAAGAAGAAAGAGAAAAGCAAGAGAAGTATCAGGATGTTTTGTCCATCATAGAAAAGTATCCGTTTTATGAGAAAGAAATTAGAGTTGGGAACGATCCTCACTTCCCAACAGCCTTTTGTTGGTGTATGAGCGAGCTTGAAAACGAATACTTTTTTCATCTTGAGGAAGATTGGCGAATGTTGATACCTCTTGACTTTGAAGAAATGTGGACCATCTTTTCCAAATATGAAACCTTGGCCCACCTTCGTTTGTCGCAATTTAAAAGCGAAGAAAAAGAGTGTAAGAATTGGAACAAATTCCTACCCTGGAATGGCGAGTTTTTCGAAGTGAAAGAAGAAGAGAAGGGAGTTATTGGCTGGGCTGGTCACCCTTCGTTGAATAGATCCTCGTTTATGAAGGAGTGTTTGAAATACATTGACCCTATGGTTAATCCAGAGAAGCAAATCAAAGGGAGAAGATATACCCATCCTATGAATGAAATACTTTCATGGCACAGATTTGGTAGCTATCACCCGCAAAATTCTGCTCCCGCAATTATGGATATCGGCAGAAACTGGATGATTCAACATGGGTGGATCAAAGAAGGTTCGAAAGCATTTTTCACAAACTGGATTAAAGAGAAGAAAGATTATGAGGATTACATTTTGGAAACATAGATTTGGAATGTTTACCTTCACAGTAAAAGAGTTTCGGTGCTGTGGAAACGTATGGCAACTACTGCTTTCCAAAAACTGGCCAGAAAGATATCTTTGGAAGCCAAGATGCCCAACATGCGGTAAACCCATAAGAAGAAGGAAGAAAAGAAATGGGAAACGAGGTTAACAAACAATTGATTTTTGATATTAAACAGTTGATTACCAAATATGAAAAAGAAATGGGAGGATTGAGAATAAAAGAAATTCACATATTCTGGAATAATCATGGCGTAGACAATCTTTTATTTATCACATCCGCAGTCAAGAATCTATCGTTACACCCAAAACAATTTTAAAAAAGGAAGGCTAAAAATGAAAAAAGATCTATCTATTATTATCCCTTTCGTTGGTGAGTATCCCCAGGTACTCTTTACTATCCAATCTATTGCCCAAAGTCTTTTAGGATCGTCAATTGATTTTGAGATAGTAGCCGTCAATAACTATTGCTTAAAGGTTCAAGACCAGGCAAGAATTGCGGCAGAAAAACAAATGAAAGTACTTTGGCAAAAGATCTTTAATGATAACGAGGAATTTTGTGTTGAGGACATATACTCAATTCGAAAAAATACCATGCCAACATTCGAAGACAAAAGCGGCCCTGCGATTGCGGCTTGCGTGAAGGGAAACGAGTGGTTGAAGTATATTCACTATGACGAAAGATTGTCACACTGGCAAGCCAAAAGAGCAGGGGTTGACGCCTCAAGCGGCCAGGTTTTAATGTTCGTTGACGCGCACACAACGCCTTCACACAATGCAATCGAAGGAATGTATAATGCATATACCACAAACTATTCGAAGCTTGGATCGATTCATCTTCCTTTGACATACAAGATCCTTGAGTGGCATAAATTGATTTATAAGCCTCTTGTTGAAGAGAAATACTTCTACTCCTATAAATTTACAGGGTTTAGGGAATCGCCCGACCCTTATGAGGTAGCTTGTATGTCTACTTGTGGCATGATGATAGATAGAGATATTTATGACGCAATTGGCGGTTGGCCAGTTGGTCTGGGAGTATACGGAGGTGGCGAGAATTTCATGAATTATACTTTGGCAGTATGCGGCTACAAGAAGTATATATATCCTGATGGAATTCTTTTTCACCATGGAGAGAAAAGAGATTACCATTATTACTATGACGATTTTGTAACCAATAGGCTGATAGCTCATTATTTGTTTGGCGGAAAAGATTTGCTTCACAAACTTAAAACAGTAATGAAAGGAAGACCAGAGACTTTGGAAATGTTTTGCCATGAAGTAGAAAAACAACATTCCGATCAAAGGCAAAAAATAAAAGCAATTCAAAAAGAGAACGTAGAAGACTGGATAAAAGCATGGTACAAACAAGACGAGGGAGAAGAAAATGGACTTTAATGAATATCTGAAAGATTTTGAAAGCAAGATCGTCGTAGGTGGTTTTACTTCTGGCATTTTTAGTGCCAAGGAGCATGTTGTGCCTCTTCGTCCAGGGAAACTTTCCAATTCTGAGTTTGGGCAGTTTGTTGGAGAAGTATTTGAGGCGGACGATATTTTTGCAATCAACTATTATGGATTGTATAAGTTGTCCGAGAAGATCATAACCGTTTCCAATGACGCTATGAATATCTTTGGTACGATTAGATCTATAAAATGCCCTGTGGTCTACTTCAACTCGATTAAGTTTGAAACGGTTAAGAAACTCTCTCCTGAGCTTTACGAGAATTTTGCCGAATTCAAAAAGTATGTTGTGGATCTCAGGTGGGGAAAGTAAAAGAGAGTCAAAAAAAGGGCCAAAAAAAAAGGGAGCGATTTTTTAGGTCGCTCCCTTTTTTTATACTTCTTTTTAGGCAAGCTTGTTTAGATACTCGACAAACTTGCCCATCATTTCGTAAAACTCCGTCCTAATTACGGATCCGAAACCATTTTTCCAAAAAAATATATTTTCTTCTTCCGGTGTTCTTTTCGTAAAACAAGCCGTTTTATACACTGGCCATTTTGGAAATGGACTTTCCCGCAAAACCCTGTTAACGTCTCTTTTTGTTTTGCAGTCTACCAATAGGCGTTTAAGTCTATTTAAGTAGTACTCTTGAGCGTCTCTTACAGAAAGACCAAAGCCTTCGTTATACCAGTGCGCTTGAAATTCAGTTTCTTTAAGAGTTGGTGTAACAGGCTGAAGGATTTGCATAGCTTCCGACAACGTTTCTTTGTCAAAGTATTTAACTTTTTTTGCCACTGTTTTCTTCCTTTCCTATTTTGAAGTGATAGATTATTTTTGATCTCAAATAATCAAGAGCGTCTGCTATTTCTTTTGGCCCTGCCGGCTCTTTAACTTCTACTGCCATGTGATAGTCGTTATCCCAATCTATTCTAAGTTCCAAGGTCGTTTTGGTTGTTTTTTCGAAAAGAGAATAAACCTTGTTTTCTTTTTTGAATGAATCGCGTGAAGACTTTAGATTAATGATTTTGTGATTTGTATAGATCTCCTCAACTCTTGGTAGACGGCTCATTTTTTTTCTTCTCCATTAGTGTTTGAAAAATTGATATCCTTCTGGTTGTTTTTCAATTTCTTTTTGTTTCTTTACTGCCTCTTTGGGCGTTTTACTTTTATCTGCCATTCTCAATTTTTCAAGATCTTCCATAGTGAGAGAAATTTCATTTGTAGAGTTCTCGAGGACTTTTTCGACCGATTTGGAAAGCGCTCTTTTTTGTTCCCAATAACCTCTATATGAAGCGGCAAACTTTTCAGGAGTTGGCACATATCCTCTAATGACTTGAAAGGTACACATAAAAAGTAGATTGAAAATGTCGTTTGGGTCTTCGATGAAAAATCTCTCCTTCATATGACCATACAGTGCTGAGTCTTTACTTCTCAATCCCCAACCATCTTTCAGAAAGCCAAAAGTAATTCTTGCTCTTCTGGCAAACTCTTCTGCCGTCATTGCTTCGGGTTCGTCAAGTTTTATTCTTTCAACAAGGATTATCAAGGATTTTATTGCTTCCTCATATGTTGTTGGCTTGACAACCTTAACAACGTCCGCACCCGAAAAAAGAATTGCTATGGCGTTATATATGGATTTAAATAAGGTTTTAATTCGTTTCATCATCCTTATCCTCCTCTTTGTAAATAAGATCGAGAGACGTATTTTTTATTACTTCTTTTTGCGTATCACTAACCGAAAAATAGTGAATAACTTTTTTCTCCCTCAGATCGGGTCTAAGTTTGGAAATAATTTCTTTTGCTACTTTTAAAAGGATCTCTTCGTCAAAGGTAAACAATTCAGTTTTGCCTATAGAACTTACAGAATTGCTTTCCTCTATTTCTTTTTTGCTTGATTTGTTCCATCTTTCCCGAAATTGAAAAAGTTTTTCTTCTATACTATCCAATATTTTTCGTAAAGATTTTTTGGATAGGTACATGCCAAGCTTGCCGTCGGTAAAATCGACCACTTCGGACATTACTTTTTTATCATTGGATAGTATTTGAAGCTCTATTTTCAGTTTCATATCATCAAGTCTTCAAAAAGGTTTTTGGATTAAGTTCTTTTATTACTCTTGAGATGCATTGAAGTATTCCGTTTAACCTTGGGTGAACAAGGATCATAATGGCAACATGCAATTCGCCACCGCATTGAATACAATTATCTCTATAAATCTTTGAAACGTCTCTTTCGAAAATGCTTAGGTCCAGCTCTTGAATTTTCCCACACAAAGGACATTGAATTCTCGGCTTAGACTCTTCCCGCGTTATTTTAATCAACTCTCCCATCGATCTCTCCTTTTTCTTCGGTTAATGTTATTTTTATTCTATCCAAAATTGATTGAATTTTTTGTTGATCTTCTACTACACTTTTTAGAGCTTCCGAAAAGTTGTTAACTTTTATACCTCTCTTTCCTTGAAAGAAATCTCTTATTGTTTCTTTTACAAAAAATGATGCATTCATTTTGTTGATAGATTTATTTTTTGAATCTGCCAATTTGAATTGTTTTCTTGCTATAAGTACTCTTTCCGAATAGATAGCATCAGGCGAAGAGTCGTCCTCTATTTTTATTTCGATTGACATTAAAGGCATCATAGCCTCCTTTGCGAAGTGTTACCAATTAAGACTTTATAGATCTTTTGCAGATCGTCGTTGGTTAGCTCTATCTGTTTATATTTTACTTTATATTCTTTTGCCTTTCTAAACCAATAATCGTCTCTTTCTTTATCGTCGCTATGATACTTCATTTCATAGAAAACACTTTGAATGCCAACCGAGCTGATATTCTTTAGGCACATAATGCATGGTTGTAGAGTACAATAAACCTTTGCACCAGATAGATCCCCTAAACCTCCCAAAGAAGTAATTTGATTCAAGGCATTTTGTTCTGCATGTATTGCCGGACACTCTTGATATTTTTTATCTCCCTTATCATCTACTTTTAAAGATCTTCTGTGGCAGTATTTTGGGCCGTTGTCGGTACACTGAGGCTGGCCAGGCAAGCTTCCGTTGTAACCTGTGGCTATTACTCTTTTGCCAAGGACGATTACTGCTCCGGTTGGTCTTGAATTGCAACCAGATCTAATGGCGGCAAGTTTTGCAAGAGCCATAAAATATTTGTCCCAAGGAATTCTATTATTCATATACACTCTCCAAGATATGCAACAAATATTGAGGCAGAAATAAGGATAATCCAAACTAAAATTGACTCCCAATCAATTCTCATTTTACTATTCCTTATTCAAATAATGCATTACAGCGCCGAGTTGATAATCATAACAATGGAGCCCTTGAGAAGCAAAGGAGAGCGGGCCGGGATCAATGGATAGCTCTTCTGCTATGTATTGATTTAGCAAAGCAAAGCCACCCATGTTTTCGGGAAAACCTGCATATAAATCCCAGGATCGATATATGATGCCAAGAAGTACTTTGTTATCCTTGATTTTGATATCGATGCCGCGAAGACAAGGAGAGGTTCTCCGATCGGTTTCGTTTTTATAAGGGAAGTCATAATTGAAGTTTATTGTCGGATCGCCAATTGTAATAAAGCAATGATTATTTCCAAATCCTTTTTCTTTGAAATGACGGATGCACCACCCGAGCTGTGATTCGTTATATTTGGAATCTTTATGAAGCGGAACGCTTGGGTTGAAGTATTCGCCATTGATCCAGGTTGAGTAGCGATACTCTTCATTCGGTGAGAGATTGGGATCCATGAGATAGTTGGCAAAGTACTCTTCTATTTTTTCATCCGTAGTAGTTGGCGGTATCCCTGCGGGCATAATAGGGGCAAGCGGTCTTGTGTGCGGGTATCGAATAAAGCCGGCTGCAAAAGGAATTTCTACTCTCTTGCCTCCCTTGTTTGATCCTTCTGTTATTTTAAATTCATATCCATAATCATAGCAATGACTAATCAGTTGGAAGTAGGCATCGTCAATATTGTTTGCTTCTATCAGTGCTGGTTTAAGATCTTTCATTTTTACTTTCCTCCCTTTTTCATTCCTTCAACAAAGTTCTTTTTAAGTGCTTCTTGCATTTCGTGGAGGCATGTACCGCAAATGCGCGGCATGCGCGAGTATTGATTTTCCCCTTGCCAAAGAAATTGCCATAGCGAAGTACTTGGCAACTCTATTACATGGGAGCTGAAATCGTTGCAAAAGTCGCAAGGGTTGTCCATACTAAAATCGTCTTCTTTTACTCTTTCGTTATGAAGGACTATAAAACTTGGTTTCATGAAAAATCTCCTTTTATTTTTTGTCTTCGAATGTAAAATTGGTTGAGTTTAAATCCTCAATTAATTTTTTGAATTGGGAAGAAATCAAAGAGAGATCTACTTCTCCCATTATTAGTTTCATCAAGGTTTCTCTGCCCTTCATGATATGTTTTTTCTTGAATTTTACTGCCATTTGGCTTTTCTTTGTTAAAACACCGGTGAACAAATGATAAGTATTCCACCAATAGGCATAGACGAATTGCAGTTTTTGGCGGATCAATATGAAGTCTTCGTCTTGAACGTCCTTTAGTTCTTTTATTCTACCCCTCAAAACTTTATTGAAGCTATTGCTCCATGTGCCGAATTGTCTCTCTATGTCCTCGCAAACAAGAAGCCACTTAACACGGGAGTTTTTTGCTTCTCCTTTCTTCTTTTCTTTCCGAAATCTATTCAACATTGCCTCAATTTCGGAAACAACAATATCAATTTGGACCATTAACTCTACCGGATGCATTTGTTTAAGCTTATCCTTGTCTTTTTCAACACCTTCGAATTTCAGCTTGTAAACTACTACAAGCTTGTCAAGTAGAGCTTCTATATTCTCTTCTTTTTTAATCTCTGCCATTGTCATTATCATCTCCCTTTCCCAAACACAGTTTTAAATTTTTCACTTCTAAGGGTAACGTATAATCCCCATGGCCAAACGAGTCCAATCAAAAACGTGCTTAACAAAACTATCCACGTTTTGTAGCGATACATTTCCTCTTTGATTTTTATATATAGGTAAAGAGAAGCAATAACAGAAATAGCCAAATAGATAATCAAAAAGGTTAATATCATTTTTCCTCCTTTGGTTTGATCCCAATTTTAAGATTTGTTTTCATTCTTAACCTTAGTTGTTGTTTGCTTCCTATTTCTGTGAAGTCTTGGATAAATGTTTTATCTTCCTTATGATAGATTGTTTTGCTGATAAATCTCTTGCCGTGGTTGCTGTCTTTATAGGCAATATATTCGAAAGTATAAACGATATAGTTTCCTCTATCTTCCATGTTGTCTGAGCCATCGATTATAATGACTTTACTTTCTCTTGCATAGTTCGACTCATAAAGAGCTATAAGCGCTTGCCTTTTCATTACCTCTTGCGCGATTTGATTACATTCGTTTGCATTTAAACGAATGGAAAACGAATCTACAAGGAAAATTATGAGATAGAGAATTAGGGAAAAGCATAACATCATAGGCAAAAGACTTTTCTTCATTGATCGCCTCCTTTATGTTCAAGTATTTGGAAGTTAAACTCTTCGATAAAATTTAATGCTATCTTTCGGCAAGACACTATCGAATCATATTCTTTTTTCTCAGGCGAGCAAATAGTAAAGGCGTGTTTTTTACCCATTGGTCCTCTACCAAATACTTTTATTTTCCAGGTAAAGAAAAAATCTCCCGGCTCGTTACTTCTTTGATTTTTGTCGATATAGATCTTGCAATTTCTTCCTCGGCTATCGGCTCTTTTTTCTTTTAGCCTATATCTTTGGTTGAAGTTCATTTTATCCATATCCTATTTTGAATTTTTTATTTTCTTTCCTGCATATTTTCCCTTCTCCCATGATCTTCTTCTTCTTACCTTTTTTAACTTCTTGAAAAACGCTTGTGGTCTGCACCATGCGAAGAAGTCCTCGAGCCGCGCAACAACAAACTCCCATTTGTCATACCAAACAGTCACAAGAGGACCGCAATGTGGATAGACCCATCTGCCATTGTTTTCTCTTAATAGTTCAAAAGTTTTTTTGGAAAGAACTATGCAGGATTGTTTTTTATCTCTTTTGAAAATGAGAATAACTTCCTTGATTTTGTTTTGCTTTGCCTCTGCATATGCTTTTTCGAGCCATTGAATTAGGATTGGCGGCTTAGACTTCCTCTGCTTTTGATATACAAATTTATCGACAATATCCATCAAAGATATTCCCGTTTGAACCGAATTCGTTTCTTTCCCGGTCTTCTTCGATCTCCTGGTAATTACTTTATTGCCATAGCCTCTTTTTATTTCTATCAAATAATTCGAGGTAAGAGGGTATCCGCTCTTATCAAGGGCACAAACATCTCCGGCAGAATTGGTAGTCAAACATGATCTTTTCATTCGTTGGGTGGCTCTTGCGCCGCTTCCAGCAGTACGCCAGAAAATATCATCATTTTCGTTTTCGCTATACCACTTGGAAAGTTGTTTGCATATGTCTCGCTCGTAATTACTACCTTTCCTTTTGTTTGCGCCTCCCTTGCCTTTCTTTTTCTTTTCAACCGGTTTTGCTTTCACAGGATCTTTTACTCTTCTTTTAATCGCCATCTTTGAATCTCCTATTTCTTCTAATCGTTTTTATTCTCGATTTTCCGTTGATATGGTCAACCTTGAATATCTTATCCGCTATGGCTATTAAATTGTCGTCGTGCGTTATAAGTATAACTTGAAAATTGAACTTCTTTGAAAGTTCTTTTAAAATTAAACCTGTAACCTGAGATAACTTGCCGGTCCATTTAAAAGGCTCGTCCAGAATAAAAACATTTCTTGCTTTATAGGATGACATTTGCCACATTACTATCCTAAAGGACATTGAAATAATATCAAGAATACTTCCTCCCAAATCGTCTTTGGGTTCGAGTTCCTCGCCATTTTCTTTTATGATGATATATGAAGAGATGCCATCTCTCATCTCTTTATAGACAAGCTCTAAAGTGAGGTCCCTATTAAAGATTTGTCGAATCGCTCCCGTTATTATTTTTTCGATTTCTACCTTGAACTTTTGATGAATCATTCGGATAGAGTTATTTAAAATATCCCTTGCCTCGATATAATTCTGTAACTCTTCCTCAGCGCCTCTTATCTCCCTGTCAATGTATTTGTTTTTCATTAGACAGGTGGCTTTTTTGACAACTAAGGAATCGTATTCTCTTTTTATTTGTTCATACTCTTTCATGTTGTTAATCCTCTAAATCGATCAAAGATAAAAAGTCTTTTGCCTTCTTTTTAAGTTTAAAGGACTCTTCCTCTAATTCCTCTAATTCCTTGTCCATTTTTTTCAATGCTTTTCGAGCGCTTTTAACCGTGGTTATTTCATACTTCGAAAGCTTTTTCTTCTGTTCCTGAACATACTTTTTTTCTACCGCGATACTTATTTTTACTTCCTGGATTTTGTCTTGTAAATCTTGGATACTGGTCATGTCTCAGCCTTTCGGTACGAATTCATGGAAAGCATTTCCTATTGTTTTGGAAAGTAGTTTATATACCTTTTTTGGATTGGAAGACTTTTCTATAAGCTCATGAATAATTTCCACAACGCTCATATTGTCAAGATTAGGCATTTCAAACATATCGCCAATATTTTTTTCTTCTTTCTCTTTTGCATCCTTGTTTATATTTTTTCTTAATACTTCGAACCAAGGCTTGCACGGAATCTCTACCTCTCCAATCTCTGAGGAAGAGTTATAGACGTATACTCTTGGATTGTGTTTTCTCATAAAGTCGGACGACTCAAGGCGCATAAGCGGGCCAGTGTTACAGACAATCTTTCCTTTTTTCTTTTCCATAAAGTTTCTATGAATATCTCCGCAAATTGTGAGATTGAAATCTTTTACTTTTCTTCGAAACTCTTTTAGCCTAATAAACGAATGCCCAGGGAATAGAGCGTTTAGATATACAGGCGCATGGATTGAAAGAATATTTGTTTCCTTGCTTTCTTTTACTTTCGGGATATCCTCTCGCCAACTACATCCATACAGATTGACACCTTTAAGCTTGTATGGTTTCTTGCCAAGTACTATTGCGCTATTTGTCTTCTCCAGTATACCAATATTGGTTACCACGTTTTTATTTCTAAAATATAGATCATGTTGTCCGTATACAGTGAAGAAAAGAGTTTTTGGATATTTATTTTTTAGCGTCAAGAAAGTAAATAGAGCGGTGATATCTCTCGGCGTATCGAAGAGATCTCCGGCACATATTATTGGCGCATTGCGTAACCTCAAAGATAGATCGAAAATAAATTTTAATTTAGCTTTTGCATCCTTGAGAGGATCGCCAATTCTACCTCTTGGAATTCTACTCGTTATGTGCGGATCAGATATTAGAATAAAATTCATCTTTCATCCTTTTAACGGTTGACTGCTTTATGGCAGATAAACAAACAGGACATTTTTTACTCTTCTTCAATCCTTCAATAAGTTTGTCGGTTAGATCAAAGAATTTATTTTTAAGATTGCCAACATTTCTTGAGGCTTTTATAAAGTTAAGGATGTCTTCTTTTAGGCTTTCTAAATTCTCTTTTCTCTCTTCGATTTCCTTTAGCTTGTCTACTACCCCAACCGCTTGCAATGCTTTTTTTAACCTTTTTGTTTTTCTTTCCGATGCAATGATATTAGCCATCGTAGTTTCTATCATATAAATTTTCTTTTCCAGATTTCTTTTTCTTCTTTCTACTCTTCCCAACTTGCTTATTGTAGGATCAATTTTATGTATATCCTTGACGACTTCAAGGGTGTCAAGGATCTTTGCTTTTTCCTTTAGCAGATCGGTCAAAATCAAATCACTACTTTTTATTGCATCTTTAACGGCTCTTATCCAATTGTCTATCATGTTAATATTGGTAATTTGATTTATCTCTTTTGTCACATTTGGAGGACTGCTTAGAACCATATAGGGAGGGTCTAACTGTCTCTGAACATTAATCGCTCTTATACCAAGTACGTTGTAAACCTTGTTTGGTACGTTTCTATTTAGCTTTCGAAATTTCCAAGTTTTATCTTTTTCAAGATCTTTTACTATATATTCGGTCTCTTTTCCTCTGATTAGTTTTACTTCTTTGTTATCCGTTGTCCTTAAAGTTATTTCTGTTTGGGCGTCTTCATCGGCGAAATTACTTTTCCAACGATTGAAAGGGCGAAGCTTCCGCAACATTTCAATCGCCCTAATGATATTTGTTTTGCCGGCCATTCCTTCGCCAACTATTGCGTTTACTCTTTTTGAGAATACTATCTTGGTATCCTCGTAACTTCTAAAATTCTTTAGAGTCAAATACTTTATCATAGACTTCACCTATCTTTTTTATTCTATCCAGTCTTCGTTGCCTTTTCCTATGTTTTTGAAACAAGGAAACAACTCTTCTTAATTCGTTAGAATATGTTCGAAGTATAGCCAGTTTTTTTCTTAAAAGAACTTTTGCCGCTTCTGCTCCAACGTCTTCGTCTATTGCTATAAATTGCGGCGTCATACCGTCAACCAACTCGATCAAATATTTAAAATGTTTTTTTATAGAACCCGTTTTTATTGCTTCCTCTACCTCTTTATCGATATCAAGGATCGTCCTTGGATTTTGTGGCATTTTCTTAATCCTTTAAAAAAGCATTCTCCCATTTTTGAAACTCTTCCTTTTCCAAGAAGCTTCTCAGACCGTATTTTGAAAATGTTTGGATAAACGCTTTTCTGCTATATCTATTCCGCCTTATTACTTTGCTTAGGTTATCATCAAGCGGTAGCTTCACCAGCGAGAGATTTTTCTTTATTGTATCTTTGCCCTGCTTTGAAGTGATTCGCTCGTATATCTTGCCGGCAATCAATTCCTTTCTGACATATTTAAGCGCTTTGGACTTCGGTTGTTTCGGATCACTCGCACCTTTAATGCCTATAACGTTGTCACCAGAGCAACCGCCAATAGCTTTACATAAAGGCCATTGGGAAGGATCAACTTTATACTTCTCTAAAAAATCTTTTTTGGTAAACTTTTTAAGTTTCTTTGGCGATACTATATCACAATCGTTTAGGCACTGGAACATATCGTTGTCCGCGCTTACCATGATTACTTTTTTTGCCTTCAACTTTTCGCATATGTAGGCCATTAGGTCGTCGCCTTCATAACCTTTCTGAATAAACAAATTTCGGAAACCCATGCTTTTCAAGGCGAAGTCTCGTAACTCTACTTCCTGATTAAATTTGTGGTTGAAAAGTTCAAGGTCTTCCTTGCTAAGTTCTTTCCTGTGTTTTACTCTTTGCGCTTTGTAGACCGGGTCGATTTGCTTTCTGTAGTTTACCGAATGATCAAAGCAAAAATAGAAATGATTTGTTTCAAACTTTTTGGCAATGGCCAATACCTTTTTTAAAAATCCGTAAATTACTCCCGTTGGTTTGTTATCATATGAGAGGACACCATAAGAGAAAAACGCTTGATATATAAGTCCGGATGAATCGACTATGATATGATTTTTGTTTTTCATTATCTCTCCGAGGCTCGTTTAAATATTTGTTCTAATACTTCGTATTGATTTTCCGTCAATCTGCCGTTTCTTTGAAAAAATTGTTCGTAATCAATAACAAGATTTTCTTCGTTTTCCGTTAGATTATCGTATTCCATAAATCTGAAAATATGCTCAATTCTTTCCTCTACTTCTTTCATTATAACCCCCTGTATTCTCTTTCCTCTACCTCTTCTTGGAAAAGATCCTCGATATCGTTCCATATTTTTTCTACTTCTTTGGCAAGTTTTTTCTGTAACCCTCTTTCTTCTACTGCCAAACAAAAGTCATGAAGCTTTCCTTCAAGCTTTATGCCCTCCCATTTTTTCTTGCCTTTCTTTTTCAAATACATTGCATTGGATAGAATATCATCCATTCCATAGTCAAATAGGAAAGCAAACTCGGCAGATCTAAAGGATAATCCTACTTTGCTTCTTTCAACTTTTAATTCACAATGCATCCCGTAAACTTTGCTTTCCTTGTTTTTTGTTTTTGAGAGTTTTTGAACAACTCTAATCCAGGGTACCAAGTGAGTGTAGAAGTTTAAAGCATCTCCGCCGGTTCTGTATTTCTTCTTCCCAAATACAACGCCAATTTTTTGTTTCGTTTGGCTTATAACAATAAGTGTTGCGTCCGTGTTATTGTCTTCTAACATTTCGCACGCCTCGGAAAAGAAGGACCAGGCGAATTGCTGTTTTTTCATATTGAAACCTTTTATAATGTCTTCGTCTTTTTCTTCCAAAATCTTTGTATCATGAATGCTTTTGAAGCTGTCCCAAGAATCAATGATGTAAAGAAGCGCTTCGTTTTCTTTTAGCTTCTTACACTCTTCCATATAATCTCTTCCAACCGATTCTATTGTTTTGCTTCTTCGCCATTTTATCGAGTCTATGAATTTTTGTCCATACATTTTTTCAAGCGGGAAGTCCATAACACCTTCGCCGTTGTTGTATATGACTTTGGGCACTTTATTGCTTCCGAATATTTTACTTTTCATTTTTGGTATTGTTTTAAGAAAGGATAGGCAAGTTTCTAATGCTATAAGAGTTTTGCCGCTTGAGCCATCGCCCACAAAGTTTGTAACCCGACAACGAGGCACGCCGTTCTTTCTCTTTCCTGAGACTGCAAGATTTATCATCGTGCAACCACTTGAAAAAAATTCAACGTTTACTTTCCTTAGTTTGGAACGTTTTTTGATCTCATTCTTTATTTGTTTGGCGGCTCTATCAAATTTATTTCTTTTTCTTCTTTTTATCATGGCTCAATCCTATGAACAAAAACGCTCTTCCCTAAGTAAATAGAAGAAGAGCGTTTTGTCCTTATTTAGAAATGGTTAGATTTGCTCTTCTATGATCTCTTCTATCAGATCGTCCTTGTCTGATTTGCCATAGTAGCTAAGATCGATATCGAGCTTGTGTTTTTTAACGTACTTCTTCAATTTGATGAAACTCATTTTTTCAAGGGTTTCCCGAAGTTCGTCTTCCTCGTCGTCCTCCTCGTCTTCGTCCTCATCTTCGTCCTCATCGTCTTCCTCTTCGTCTTCGTCTTCATCTTCTTTGGAGATAAACGGCGGCACAGACCGGTCTTCGTCCTCGTCGTCCTCGTCGTCCTCGTCTTCCTCGTCTTCGAGCATTTCCTCGATTTGTTTTTTTACTTTCTTTTTCTCTTTTCTGAACTTGCCATCCTCGTCAATCTCAATATCAATTTCGTTTTCTTCGACAAATTCAGCCAGATCCTCAAGATCCTCAATTTCGTCCAAATCTTCCAACAATCCTTCGACTACTTCTTCCAAAGATTTTTTCTTTTTTGCTTTCTTGCCGGTTTTCTTCTTTTTGTCGTCCTCGTCTTCTCCGCTAAACATGGCGTTTTTCATTTCTTCGTATGAGGCGAGTTGGACAAGCTCATCCAAGGCGTGGGCAGTCTTGAGGATCTTTATATCGATTTCATAATTGCGGTCGTCAAAAGCATGTCCGACGTATTTAGGATAATCGTCTTTACTCTTTGCTTTTTCTACCGTAAAAGAAATTGATTTGCCATTTTCAGGATCGATAAAGTTGACAGTCTTGTCTTCTTTGCCTTGACGGGAAGGTTTTCTACTGATGGCCATCAAAGGTTTTTCAAAATAGAAATTTGCTACATCCCAAACCTGGACGCCTTTCTTCGTCTCTTTCTTATCATCGTAGGATATGACGTTATACATATTCCTCGTCTTGGGCCACCACTTCTTATAGTTGTCGTCGTCGTTCTCTCTCAACTTCTCCCTATGTTCGCAGGCCGGGCACTTCTTCCCATACATGCGCGGGCAAACATATTCGATATTGTTTGGTCCGAGGCGATGCATTTGGTATTCGAAAGTGTACGTTTGGGCACCCTCTTCTACCGCTGGATCGTTACTGCCAGCGAAGTAAGGAATAATATCGATGATATGTGTGCCCTCTTTAGGGAAGTAAAAGCTTACGTTCAAATCATCTTTAAAGACGTTTGATTTGTAGCCTTTTGCCTTCTCTTGGTTCTTTTTAATTCTCTTTACCAACTCGTCTTGCTGAAACATCCTTTTCTTGCGGTTGATCTTTTTCTTGTTTTTCTTCATTTCTTCCTCCAAAGTTTTCTTTGATGGTTCTGACAATTGCAAGTGTTATTAACCTTGACAAGGTGTAAAAGAATACAAAAACGGCAAATAGCCCGCCGATTGATAGGATTGTGATAGACAATATGTTGAATAGTTGCTCCATGTTATCGTCTTCTTATAGAGTGTTTTTGATTTAGCTCTTCTTCGATTTGTTTCCTTGTTTGTCGATTGAATTGCTTTTCGTATTCTCTCGGTACTCTTACCTCAGAATTTTTCTCCCTGTGAATATGGTAGAGGTAACTTTCCAACATTCTCTTTCTTTGTTCGAATGCTTTTTCGGCTTTATAAATAAGCTTATAATTGTTTCTTGCCTTGTTAAATCGTTTTAAAGCAATCTTTACTCTTTGATTGGAAGCCACTTCTGATTTAATCGCGCCCTCGGTGGTTTTATCTCCTTTCTTTCTGATTTTCTTCTCAACCTCGATAACGATTAAATCATAAGCATCCTTGGCCTTGTCTTTTTCTACTTCCGCTTCTGCGGCAAGTTGTGCCCAATCGTAATACTTTTGGGCTTGCTCTAACAATTCCTTGTCAATCTTGTATTTATTAATTGACAAGTCGGCCCTTGAGTTTGTCTTCAAAATTACCTCCTTTCATTAATTCCCAAAAACTTCTCTTTTAAGTATTTCCAAATCGCTTTTCATTTCGTTCATTATTGAAATGAAATGAAATCTGAATTCGTTCATATTTTTTGAATTTTGCCTTGCCAATTCTAAATCTGATTCCAGTCTACTGTTTTCTTTCTGTAGTCTTTCCTGTTCCAATTCTGCCGTTTTGACTGTAAAGGTGTAGTTCATTTTCTCTTCGTCAAACTTCTTTGCTTCCTCTTCCAACCGATTATCAATCTTCCTATCCTCTTCATCGGAACGCAAGCCTTCCTCTATTCGATTCATACGGATAGATAAGTTGTCTAATTTGGCAAACAGTTTTTTAATTTGCTTTTTTTGACTTTCAATTGCTTCTCTTTGGCTTACAATGGCAATATTTATTTCAGATTTTACAAAGCCCTTGTTGGCTATAAACCTATTTGCCAATTGTTTTGTAACCTCTTCGGTTGTAATGCTTCGCAAATACTTTTCAAAATTTCTGGCAAAATCTTTCGAATTCATGTTTTTCTCCTTTTCTTCTTCTATATAATTATAGAAGATTTTCAAAGTTTGTCTTTTGCTAATGATTTAAGCAACTTTCTAAACTTCTTCATTCCTGTTTTGAAATAAACTTCGTTTTCGGGATTGTGCAACTTGGCGGCTGGGTGGATACAATATACTATCCAACAACCGAACTTTTCGGACCATATTGTCTTGCCACTCATTTTAGATATTCCAGTTTTCTTTCCTTCAAAGAATTCCAAAGAAGTATTACCAAAGGCCAGGATCAAACAAGGTTTGATTTGCTGTAACTCTTGAGTTAGATAGAGATCGGCGCAAGTTTTTATCTGTTTTGAATTCGGCTTTCTACTCTTTGATGGGAAACACTTGGCAACATTCGTAACGTGAAATAACTCTCTTGGATATTTAACCGCGGTCCATACTTCTTTACCAGATCTACCAACAAACCCTTTCCCTTTTTCGTCTTCTTCTTTTCCAGGTGCTTCTCCGACTATTGCAACATTCAACTCGCCAGGTGAAGGCTTCACGGGCTTTCTACACTCTTCGCATAGTTCGCATTTTTTACAATCAACGAAATTTTCAATTGGGTTATATGCGGGAGAGTCGTAAGGCTTAAAAGATTTTCTTTTTGCTATACTGCCAAGCTTTTTAATATCTTTTACTTCTCCGGCTAAAATATCGTCTAATCGATCAAGTCTTATAGAGCCACCAAACAGTTTATAAAGTCTTGAGTAATTGCTTTTTGGATTGGATACGATTCGAAACTTAAAAAGATCTTTAACCTCTTCTGTAATTGCCGCGCTATTGTTTGGATCATTCGCACCAATCAAAAGTAGCTTCTTTTCAAGACTACTAATATCCTTTGATGCTTTCTTCTTTTTTGGTTTCTTAGAAAAGAACTTTGTTAATGCACCATCCTCAATTTTTGTAAATTTAAATTGAGAAGCCTCAAGTGCCGTCTTTTGTCCTAAACCTTTTACTTCCACAAAAGGCACGAGTAATTTATTATCTCTTGCTTTCCATTCGAAAGGATCGTTTATATCGACTTTGGGAAGCTGAAGGATCAATCCAAGTCTATATGCTTCTTCTATCAACTCAGGTTTCTTTTTATCGTCACCAAACGAAAGGGAAGAGCAAACAAACTCGGTTGGAAAGTAGTATTTCAGCCATGCGCACCAATATGCGAGCATGGCATATTCAACACTATGGGCAAGATTAAATGAATATCTTGAATGTTCATGAAGTCCTGTCCAAAACTCTTTCGCTTCTCTTTTGGAAATGATCTTTGTTTTCTTACAGGCGTCAATAAATATATCTTCATACTCGTCAAACTCTTTAACGTCTCTTTTCTTTCCAATTATCTTTCTTATTTTGTCGGCCGTAGAATAAGGCAGACCGGCTACTTTATAAATAACCTCCATAACCTGCTCTTGAAAAAGTATTACGCCATAAGTATCTTTGGTTAGCTCTTCGTAAATTGGATGCTTCTTTTCCCATCTCTTGCCGTGTTTTCTTTCGATGTATTGGGCAGTCATTCCGCTATTCATTGGCCCAGGTCTAACAAGTGCTACCGAGTCAACTATGTGCCTAAATTTATCCACTCCCATCTCTCTTATTAAGTTGGTCATTGAATAAGTATTTAATTGAAAAACTCCCGTGTTATTACCCTTGCTTATTTCTTTCAATACGGCTTTATCATTTAGGTTAAGCTTTTCAAGATTAATATCTTTGCCGTGATTTTCTCGAATTAAGGTTAAAACATTACTCAAAATAGAAAGAAGTTTTAATCCAAGGGAGTCGAGCTTCATAAACCCCATATATTCTGCGTCTTCTTTTTCCCAGTTTATAAGTTTTACGCCATTTCTTTCTATTAGGTTACATCTTCCACTCTTCGCTATATCAACCATTGATATTACTATAGCGGCCGCATGTTGACCGTAACCTCTAACCTGTCCCGCTAATTTCTTCGCAAGATTGATAACTTTAGGATAGTTATTATAAAACTCTTGGCATTCACGATAGTTTGCAATTGCGCTTTCGATTTTTTCCGCTTCGGAAACCGGCTCGATATCATCTATCAATTTTGTGAAGGCGTTTACTTCGGATTGCTTTACGTCAAATACTCTTGCAACATCTTGAACCGCGGCTCTTGCTTTCATCCTATTAAAAGAAGAAACGCCGGCGATATTATTCTCTCCATATAACTCTTCCAAATGTTCTTTTATTAAATGCCTTTTTGAGTCTTCAAAATCAATATCAATGTCTGGATAGTCAATTCTATCCTCGTTGATAAATCGAGCAAAGTAAAGTTTATGAACGATAGGATCAACCGAAGTAATGTTCATAAGATATGCAATGAGACTTCCACCAACAGATCCTCTACCTGGACCGATTAGGATTTTGTTTTCTCTACACCAATTACATAGTTCCCAAACTATTAAAAAATATCTTGAAAAGTTTTTACTCTTAATAATTCCATACTCTTCTTTTAACCTTTCAAAATATATCTTTTGCTTTTTTATGGATTCGCCAAATCTTTTCTTAAATCCTTTAACACAAAGTCTCCAGAGGAATTTGTCTTCTTCGTCAGGCGCGATACCTTCTACCTCAGGCAATTCTATTTCTTGCTGTTTGATTCTAAAATCGCAACATTTCTTTGCCAACTCTATGGTATTATCCAAATACTCTTTTTTATAAATTTTTGCTTTCTTTAGAACCCTTATCATTTCTTTTTCAGATCTTAGGTGAAGACCCTTAATATCAAATTTAAATCTGTTAGGATCGTCCCATTTTACTTTCCGTTGAATTGCCAACATTACTTCCTGAACTTTATGATCCGATGGTCTAATATAATGACAGTCGTTTGTTGCAATTATTTTTGTATTGGTTCGCTTTGCCAGCTTGATAATACGACGATTATACTTTCGTTGAATCTCCATATCATGCGGCATGATTTCTGCATACAAATCGTCTCCCATTTTCTTCTTCAATTTTTCAAAAAACTTTTCACCTCCCTGTATGTTTACAAAACTACCTAAACAAGCTGTTCCAAATATCAAACCCCTTCGGTATTTTAAAAGAGTTTTAAAATCTATTCTTGGTTTGTAGTAATACCCTTCAAGGTTGGCAATCGAAAGCATTTTACAAAGATTTTTAAATCCTGATTTGTTCTTAACCCAGATTGTGATATGGCCAATCTGTGCTTTTTTCTTATACTCTTTTACAAGATATCCTTCACAACCAAGGATAGGATTAATTCCTTCTTTGTCGCAGGCTTTTTGAAATTTAATAAGACAATCAATGTTGCCGTGATCCGTACAAGCCATATACTTCATGCCAAGCTTTTTGGCTCTTTTTGCAAAGTCTTCTGGAAAACCAAAGCCGTCCAATTTGCTTTGGGTAGTATGTAAATGCAGATGGCAGAAATTACTTTTATTCATTTCTTCTCCTTCAACCTTTGCTTCTATAATTTTTTTTGATAATTTTTAAGTTTATTAAATTCTTTTATGAACGTACTTTTACCGGACTGTCTGCTTATTTTAAGATGATATTTTCTCTCTTGAATGAGTGCTCTTTTCTTAAAATCATCAAATTCTCTTTTTAAATCATCTACTTTTTCTCTTTTTAAATCATCTACTTTTTGTTGGAACTCTTTTAATTTTTTATCGTTTATTTCTTTTTTATAAAATTTTGACGCGATTTCTTTACCTAAAATAGCTTCAATGTTTTTTTCTGTAATTGTAGCAATTTGAGGATGTTCAAATCTATTTTCACCTTCGATTACTCCTTTTATCTTGATTTCTCTACAATGCAGATCGTCCTCAACATCGATATATTTTTTAATCTCTTCCAAATAGCTTTCGGATATTTTCATATTCAAATAGATTTGGATTACTTCATGAATATTTTTTAACGAATAGAATATTCTTTGATTTACTTCTGGAATATATTCTGGCATATATTGATCTTTGCCCCACCAAACATGAGACATTGTTTCTCCGCAACATCTACAAGTAATTAGAAATGGGGTAACTCCATCTCTGCTATTCCATATTTTTTCTACAACACCACAATCACCATTTTCGCATTTATAATGCATTAAACAAAATGCTTCTGAGTGTATATGCTTCATTTTCTTTATCTCCTAATATTTTATATCATCTTCGATAAAGTTTCTTTTACTCTTTAAAAATCTATCCGGGTCAAATTCGCATTTCTTCTCCTAATCGATTTCAAAGTTTTTAACGGGCACCAAAACGGAATTTTGTATCCCTTGTTAAAAGTCTTCATAACCAATCCACACATATAGTTGGCGCCCATTGGATGATGTATCATTGAAAAGTGTGGACAGTCCATACACTTCGTTATAATCAAAATCTTTTTTACTTCTCGCTTTCTTCTTTTCATGTTCGCCTCTTAATATTTTACATCGTCTTCAACAAACTTCTTTTTACTCTTTAAAAATCTATCCGGATCGAACTCGTCCTTGCCTCTTAACTCTGCCTGTTCTATTTGCTTTTTTAAAAAAAGATATTCTTTTATTGCCAAATCAAGCCTTTTGATCTCTCTTACAATCGTCTTAATCCTGAGTTTCAGAGTATAGCGCCTGTTTTTCAAATGTTCTTTATGTAATTCTATGGATAGCTTCATAAATATCTCCTTAATCAGAATAAATAGAGGCAATAGTTAGAATTATCGCAGGCATTCCTATCTCTAATGTTTTGCAATGATAGAAGTACTCTCCAATGGCAAGTGCGTTTTCATTCATTTTGCCAGAAATAAGAATTTTTGACATATATCCACAAATTGCTCTTTTGATTGTTTCGGGAGGCTCTTTTATCTGCTTTAATAAATCACATATAGTTTTGTACTTTTCCCTCCTTAGAAGTAATTGACATAATTCCACCAATTCTTTGCTTACCATTTCATCGATATATTCATATCCTTCAATTATCTTTTTGATTTGTTTTTTCGACTTCATGTTGGATATTGAATCGAGGATAAGAAGAAGTTTTCTTGGTATGCCGTTGGAAGACAAAATAATGTCTCTATATAAACTCTTGTCTATGGTTAGCTTTTCTTTTTTAATTATTCTTTTTAATAGTGTTTTTGATTCTCCATAATCAAGCTTGTTAAGCTTGTGAATAACACATCTTGATTTTACTGCCGGAAGTAATTTTTGCGGATCAGTAGTACAAAGAACAAAAAGAACGTCTTTGGGAGGCTCTTCAAGTATTTCGAGCATGGCGTCCTGAAATTGTTTTGTGGCTTCATGGCATTCGTTTAATACTATTGTTTTGCCTGTTCCCAATAAGGAGTGAGTTTGCACGGAATCTATAATTGCTCTTGCGTTTTCAATTCCTCTTGTTTTGGAAATATTCAACTCTATCAATTCTGATTTTCTTATTTTCCCAATTATTCTTGCAATGGTTGTTTTACCACAACCAGTCTCTCCAACAAGAAGTATAGAGGATGGCCATTTTTCGACATTCGAAATATATTCCTTTATCGAGTCGTTTCCTAAAATTCTTTTGATGTTTTTTACTCTATGCTTTTTATCGAAGGTTAAATCTTCCATTTTACTCTCCTTTTTAGACGTTTAAGGCGATTACATGCTTAAACTCTTCCTGTTCAAAAATTATTCTATTGGAGGAATAATAAAAAATAACGTTTCTACTGGAAATCTTTTTTAGAATATCGATAAGATAGCTTGGATTAACTATCATTTCTATATCCTCTTTTATTTTCGATTTCATCCTGCCTTTTTCTAAACTTGATCCAAAATCATTTTTGGATGAAATTTCAAACTTTTTGTTTTTTTGAATAACTATACTTATTTCCTCTTTTTTCAATGACTCTCCGGAGGCAAATATTTTGCACCTTTCTATCGCCTTTAAAAATCCTATTCTGTTTGTTTCCAGTTTTACTTCCTTTTCGAAAATTTCTTCTTTTATTTTTGGATACTCCGCAACAAGAAGAGGAATCTTGATATAATACTTTTCGCTTTTAAACTCTATACTCTTCTTTCCAACATGATAGAAATCCAATCCAAGATTTTCTATTAAGGAAACGCATTGACTTGATAGAACAAAATCTTTGGAAAGCGGATTAGAAAACGGATAATAGGAGCATCTATTTTCATCTGTAGTTATCAACCCATCCTCAAATATCCCAAAATAAGTCAATATCCAGTTAATACTTTCTTTTGACAAAGATATTTTACAGAAAGATAAGGCCGGAAAGAAGTTTTTCGGGATTGCTTCCCATTTCTTTGTTTTCTTGATTTTTGGGAAATCAATCTCTTCTTCTACAAAGGGAATTTTTGCTACTATTTTACCTTTGTCCTTATGTTTTATTTTTATAAAATTTTCGCTCGATACAATTTCAATTTCCTTTTTTGGATTAAGGCTTTCAAGTAGTTTTTGAAACTTATCAAACATGATTACGCAATCCTTAATATCATGTTTTAATTTTGCCTCAATATACATCTCTTGACTTTTTGTGATTAGTTTATTCTCAGAGAATTTTAAATAAGAAGTATTTATGGACGTATCCGAAGAAGAGATATTAAAAAGATTTTTTGTTAACTCTGAAATGTTTTCAACTATTGCCTTCATATCATTTCCCTTCCCTCAATTAGTTGATAGGCTTTTTTATTGTCTTTGAATTCTGGGCCAATGTATTCGAATATCGCGCACGGGCGGGAGACTGCTTTCCTAAGCTTTGAAACCGATCTATCGGAGATTGTCTCAACTTTTAAAAAAGAATCGATATCAAGCTTGGTATACTGCATAATATCAGCTTTTTTGGTTTGTTTCCACTCTTCCGATCTCTTGAAAGATTTTATAAGAGCAGGATGTGCCGGATACGTTTTCAACCTGTAACCAATTGACTTATACGCTCCTGCAAGTGCTTTTAGCAAAATCATTGATAGACCTAATCCTTGCCAGTCGGGAAGAGTAACAAGTCTTGATACTCCCAAAAGATTTTGATGTTTTGATCTGGATATAGGTCTGTTAAGAATTCCCGCAAAGGATACAACTTCTTCATTTATGAATAAGCCAAAACACTTCGCTCCTTTATTTAGTTTGGCAGTTAAATAGTGAAACGGAGCGAAAATTTCCCATGTTGCATAGGGCACTCTTCGGACTTCGCAATCAATAAGTGGTCGGTGGATTTGTTGAAGTAACCCCCTTGGTCTGAAAGTCATTGTGGCAGGTTCAAATACCCAATCCGGGTTGAGCCACTCTTCAATATCGTTATGACAAGATATTGCCACAAATTGTTTTTTACTTTTTCTTCTGATATATTTTTGAATGGCAAAAGAACAAATATTTGCCACTTGTCTATCAACAACGGATGAAAATTCATCTACAACAATAGGAGATGGAAGTTCCAAAATTCTTCTTGCCATCTCTACTCTGAATTTTTCACCCATAGACAAAACCTTATAAGGACGAAGCCATGCGGGAATAGTGTTAAAGCCTACAGCCTGACAAGCCATTGATATATCCTCTATTGAAAGCGACTTGTCAAAATCATCTATAACCGACTTTCTCTTCCACTCCAAATTCTTATGATAATTTTCTTTAAATATCTCTTTACCAATTACTGATTTGCCACAACCGCTTGGGCCTGTAATAAGTCCTATTGACCAATCCATGTTGTCTATAGGCAAGCTTCCTTTCCATTTTATCGTTTTGTTTTTCTTTGATGGTACATCAAACATCGATTCCAATTGACGGCACCTGATAGATCTGCTTTGCTCGTAATCTATAGCGATATTAATAGTTGGCATTTTAAACCTCTCTTTTCAAATTCTTTTAATAATCGTCTTTGTTGTTTTTCTCCTTCGCAGCTTATTACTATTTTATAGTTATATTTATCATCAAAAGAAATCTTCTTTTTGGATTTGATTTTTGCTTCTTTAAAGAAACTTGATAGAGGAGAGCTTTTATTTTCCTTTGACATAGTTTTTATCTCCCTATAAACAAAAAAAGCGGTGGTTGATTTTCGCAACCACCGCTTTATAGGATAATTTCTACATATTAGGACCGATGCTTTTTATTTGTTCAGCTTGTAAACATCTTTCTTCTCGTTGTGATCGATGGCACCGATGATAACGCAGGCGGTGATAATGATCTTCACGAAGTTTTTGATTGCGCTTGTTGTCTCGCCCATCTCTTCGCGTTTTGCTTTGGCAAGATCCACAATATCCTTCATTTTGAAGGCTTTCTTCTGTGAGGCGATCACGTTGGCAACGACTTCGGGGATGGTGGCGCCCTTCTTCTTCTTTTCGAACCCGCGGCCGGAGCTCTTCTTGCCTTTCTTGCCTTTCTTGCTTTTCTTCTTGGATGATTTTTCTTCCTCTTCATCCTCATCCTCGTCTTCGTCCTCGTCTTCGTCTTCGTCTTCCTTGGCGGCTTTCTTGCTTTTCTTGCCGGCTTTTTTCTTGCCCTTGGCTTTCTTCTTGCCCTTGGCTTTCTTGGCCGGCTTCTCTTCTTCTTCCTCTTCGTCCTCGTCCTCGTCTTCGTCTTCATCCTCGTCTTCGTCTTCGTCGTCTTCGTCTTCGTCTTCGTCGTCCTCGTCTTCGTCGTCCTCGTCCTCATTCTCATCTTTCTTGGATTTCTTGGCGGACTTCTTGCCCTTGGCTTTTTTGATTTCTTCGGGCTCGTCCTCTTCTTCCTGCTCTTCGACATATTCAAGGACGGTATCATAGTACTTGAGGATCTTTTTGCTTACCTCGTCGATTTTCCCGTCGTCGTCGATCTCTTCAATGGCGGATACGAAATCTTCGGCCAGCTCATCCACATCCTTGGTCTTGGTGTCGATTGCTTCGGTGAGATCCAACTTGTTGAGTGCCTTTGCCATCTTTACCAGATCTTTAAGCTGAATTTTTTTTGCCATGATTTTACTTCTCCTAAGTTTTTTTGATGAATGTTTTTGGTTATCCTCTTTTGTCTACAATTACTAATTGCCCATGAACCTCCTTTTTTAATTAAGTAAGTTGCCAAGCAAGTATCACAGTTTCCTGCCTCAATTTCATTCAAATACATTATAGCAGATTAATCAAAAAAACAATTGTTTCAAAAACAAGGCAACAATTGTTATCCTAACCATTATCCTAATCAAGGAGGCCTGTTATTTTATTATATGCCTCGCTTCTCTCGCCTGTTAGATAAATATGAAGGTTATTGTCTTGATAATAAATTTTGTAGTACGGGAAAAGATCTTTTAGAGAAGTAATGATTTTGCGACTTGCTAATCTCATGATTAATCTTTCAACCTGATAATTATAAAAAAAACTTTTCGTTCCGTTTACATAATAGCGGTTCATATTAAAAAAAATATTCATAAAGGATAGCCTTATAACACTTTTGCCAATGTAGAAAACACTTTTATCATAAAATCTTATTTTCATTTTGGCAATTTTTCTTTTAAGGTTATCCTTAACAGCACCAATATTTTTTATTTCATTGCCTATACAGTTTTTAATAACATCTTTTGCCACAAGGCGAAGATAATCCATTTCAACAAACAGGTTTTCTTCTACAAAATTTCTTTTCATAACCTCACTCCTTTTTTTCTTTCGAAACGGGATAATGCGTATTGTAGTTATGCCAAAATTCACTATCCAACATCGCATGGCACGTTTCGAGGCGCTGGGTTAACATTACTTCTGAGTTAAGAAGTCTCCCTTTCCGTTTGAAAAGCATTCCTACCCTTTGTAAACCAAGTTCTTTTTCTAATTCGGAACTATTTATTGTGATTCTCATATCAAGATGGGCGTCCTTAGTTTTACTTTCACTTGTGTCCATTACGCCGATGGATCTTTTACCTCTTGCTGATTTTATTGTTTGATCTGCTAACAGTATAAGGGCGTCCAGCTCTTGAGATAAACCCGCGCACTTCTTCCAATTGTAGTCGATATTAAATCTATCCATCAAGTTGCCCTCTATAGGTCGCATAATGTCTGGATAGTCGATCATGATTATATCTGGTTTAAAGTTCTTTTTAGAGGTATAAGTTTTTATGTAGGTTATTACATCGTCGAGAGTGGCAGAAAAGCGCGGGAAGCATCTCATTCGGTAATTGTTTATACCAAAAGGGATAAATTTCTTTACTGTGTTTATTATTCTCTTCTCGCTTATAGGTTTTATTTTTATTACTTTGAACCAAATTGCAGGAATAAATCTTTTTGTTTTCTTCGCTCTTTTATCTTGCTTGTTTCTACACTTTTGGCAAACTCTCCAATCTCTTCTTTCATTGTAGGAAACCAAATCGTCTATCGAGTAAAGTAAATCTTTTGCGTTTAATTTTCTTTTTCTAACCTCGCATGTTCCAAACTGATTATTTTCACAATCAAAAACGGGTATAATTAACTCTCCTGCATGTTCATGGTCTAATGCATAGTTGCCAAGTCTTTGCCACAATCTTTCTTGTTTGTCTTCAATTGGCATTTCAAGATTTATATCCAATATTTTTAGCTTATGATGAATTACTCCTCTATATCCTACTTCTTGCATAAAGTGAGTCTTGCCAGATTTTTCAACACCGGTTATTGCTATTAGCTTCGATCTTGAAAATGGCCCTATAAAACTACCTATAGCTCCTGGAAGTCTAAACAATTCGTTTTTGTCTTTTTCTTCTCCATAATATTTTCTTACCGCTCTAATACTTGCCGGCTTTACTGTCCCAAGCTCTGGATCAAAATCCTCTTCTACTATAGGATTATATTCTTTTATTATCTTGTCTATATCCTCGATTTTATTTGATTGGATTTTTGCCTGCAAATTTGAAATGACTATTTCCGCTTCCTGTCTTTTTACAAATCGTGGTATTATCTCTTTCTTTATAAACTCAGGATTAACTCCCACCTCTTGAGTTTTGGCGAACTCTTCTGCAAGTCTATCCAAATACTCTTCAACAATCCTTGCGGTATCTTTGTTTAAGGATTTGCTATAGCTTCTAAAAACTTCTTTGATAGTTTGTTTGGGAGCTTTTGAATAGTCGCCGTGGTACTTCATTAGCCATCTAAATATAGGCTGAAAGTATTGTCCAAAGTGCTTTGTCTTTATCTGGCCCGACTTGTATTTCTCGTAAACAAAAAGAAGTATTTCGTCAAACATGATCGAGTAAGACAATATGAACCATTCGTCCTCATAGATATCCTGCGACTCAAGTTCCAATATGTCGCTTAACTTTCTTCCCATATTCAACCTTTCTTTGGCTAACTTGCCAGATATTTTTTGGATTTTACAATACGGCTATTTACAAGGATTTGAGGAAGTAATTGGGTGAAAAAATAACTTGAATTAAAAAACATAGGATTATCGATATTCATAGGATTTTCAGATTTGAAAATATTCCCGTTTATTACTTCTAAAATCGTTCGAATAGACAACTTATTTATTTTAGCGTACTTTTTGATTTTAGAAGTAAAGATAACAAAAGCTCTTTTTTCGTAGGCTGAAATACTATCCACCCGCTTAAAGTTTTGCCAGTTTCTTACCATAACATTTGTTAATTGAGGATCGGGATCCGTTCTAACTATCATAAAATTTTTCTCTATGTGATCTCTTCCTTTCCTAAATTCGTTATACCAGGAACTAACGTTGACTTTCGAAACACCAGGAATATTACTTTTCTCATAATCGCTGTATTTGAAAAAAGTAGGAACACCAATCTTTTTTGGACGATAAACGAAATCTTGATTTGAGAAGTATTCTTTGGCAAGTGTAAAAGGATCTAAAATGTTTGTTCTATATTTTTTAAAGTACTTTTGCAGAAGTGCAATTGATTCCTGATAAACGGCACTTCCTTTCCTATGTTTTACAAAAGGACTACCAAGTTTGAAAATTTCTTCTAAAAGCTTTTCGTAAAACTGTGGAACCACCATATCCTTCTGGATAAGAGTTGTTTTGTTTTTTGAAATTCTTTTTGGTTTCTTTCTGGATAATGCTTCTGAAAAATCGCTATTATAATCCAAGTCCGAATGGCTCTTTGCGAAGCAAAGGCCAATACGTCTTTGCGAAGCAAAGGCGTCTCCTAAGGTTTTACTGCTCTTAGGGAGTTTCAATACATTGATTTTATTCATTTTAAAAATACGTTTTTCTGCTTTCCTAAGGATTTTGTCACTTTTCCCTAAAGGAAATAACAGTCTCAAAAAATTACTTTTTTTTGACTTGTTTTTGGTAGTCTTACAGGTTATTACATCTGCGGACAAAAAATTTCGTTTTGAAAAAAGCAAAGCATTTCTTCCTAATATATTCTCAAGGATAAAGAGATAGAGAATATATATACGAAGTATATATTCTCTCTCTTTTTCTTTTTTGCTACTTTTTTCTTTTTCTCTCTCTTTATTTTTTTTTGATTTTGCGAATACGATCCGAAACGAATTAGATTTATCTTCGTTTCGCTTGATATTCAATCCAAGAGCTTTTAGTTTTCTGTATTCTCGATTTTTTGCGTTTATTCGAATTTCAGTTATTTCCATACTTGCACCTCAGTCAAATTTGTGAAATGCATCTCTACAAACAATCAAAACAACATAGCGAAGCTATCAGGCGTCGTTTTTTTGATAGCTTAAATCGATCTCTTGTTAGATTGTATATCTCAACAAAAGATCGTTCGAAATTCAAGCTACCGCTCATTTGAAGTTTAACACTTTTTTTAGATTTAAAACTTCTTCCCTGGTTAGATTTGCAGGGTCATTAATTTTTCTGTTTTTCGTTTTTGTGTATTTCAAAATGTGGGTTTGTTTTACTACTGGCGAAAGGTATTTAGAAATTCTTTTTGCCGCGCTTTTTCCTGGAGCGTCATTGTCATAGAAAATATAAAGATTTTGAATTTTCTTTTCTGCAATTTCTAAAATTCTTTGTGGTGTGATTTTAATTCCCATGAAGCAAAACGCGCCATCACCAATTTTCATTACGTCAAAAGGGCCTTCAACACAAAAGGCATCTCCGTACTCGTTTACAGAATCAAGATTGAAAATGATTTCTTTTGGATCGATTCTCGATTCCTTTGCAGATGCGGTTTTATATTTTAGCTTTTGCTTCTCGGTTATATCTCTTCCTGTGAAAGATACGAGTTTTCCTTTTTGATATATTGGGATAATTATTCGATATCTGTAATCGCCATCAAGATAACAGGCTTTAAGCTTATACTTCCTAATTACTCTTTTTGGTCGAAAGCCTCTTTCTTTCAAATATTTCAAGTGAATTGCTGGAAAGAAGTCGGACGCTTCTTTTGGTAGTACGGATCGCCTAACGAGCTTTATTTTATTTTCTTCTGGAATGAACGTTGAATACTTATCAAGGTTCTTTAAAATATCTTTTGCTTCTTTGTAGGATTTATCGCAAACCTCCACGATTATATCCAGAAGATTTTTAGGACCGCACTTCCAACAATTGCACATGGAAATATTTTTAAGATTTATCCCAAGGTGATTACTTCTATCGCCGCAGAAAGGGCATTGAATATTGATATGGTGAGAAGAGACGTTTTTACCGCTTGTCCAATATCTTATCCCTTCATTTTCGAATAGCTCTTTTATATCCATACTTCTTCTTCTTTCCTGTAGTCTTTTACTTTTGGGCTGAATCGAAGGTAGGCTTCACCATCTATGCATATCCAAATTCTACCGTCTTCTGCCATTTGTATTCCAAAGTCGCAAAAGATCATGTTTCCATCTATTGTTTTTTCGATAGATAAATGCCCTGTTTGGTGAGTTTCAGGAATTGCTTTTATTTTTTTTTGCTTTGGCATTATCTTTTTCTCCTCTTTATGATGTTTGGTTTTTTCTTTTCGAAGTAATCACATTTAAGCGCCTCGTCCATACAATTGTCAAAAAGATCTTTTTTGAACTTTTCGGCAGTTATCTTCCAAAAACCCATTTCACAACCCATAGCATTTTTGTCGCTTGATAGTTTGTGGATAGTACTGTAATGGGCGCATAGGCAACAAATTTTAGGTTCAATTCTTTTACTCTTTTTCATTTTACAATTTCCTCCAAAGTTTGTTTGCGATTTTTTAGAGCCTGTTTGTAATTGTCAATAGCCGTTTCTTGGACGAGCATGTTTGATTTTACTTCTCTCATATGTGGCAAATGGTAAACAAAAAACCAACCGCCAAATACTGCCCATGTAAATAGAAACGCCAAATAAAGAAGTAGTTTTCCTCTGTTCATACTCTCCCCCTCTCTTATTTTATCCAGCCAAGCTTTTTGTATATTGCGTATCTCATAACGCTATGCTCAGCCAAATATCTGTGAGGATCCATGAAATCAATTAAACGAACTCTCTTCTTTTTGTTTGTTGTTCTTAAACCGCGTCCCATAGCTTGTTTTATCGATTTTTCTTCTTTCATACCAGAAGCAAGAATGATTTGATTTAATGAAGGGATATTGATGCCAACCTTCCAAACACGGGTACAAATCACAACCAATCTTTCGCTTCGCTTTAATCTTTCTTTTATTCTATCTCTTGTTTCGGAATCCGTTTTACCCTCTACAAACTCGCATGGTATTTTTTTTCTTTTAAAGAGTTTTTGTAAAACTAATCCATGGTTGATTTTTTCAACCATAATCAATGTTACCTTCTTCCTCTTCATTCCCTTTATTGCTTTTTTTACTATCAATTTATTTCTTGTCTCGTTTTCTACAATACCAAGCTTATACATTTCGGAATAACTTCTAACCTTGAGTGTTGCTTGATAGGGTACTGGTATCATCTCAACCTTTGCTTTTGCAATTATGCCAATCTCTTCTCCTCGCTTGTTTGTCAATTCGTATATAACAGGACCGAAGAAGCCCTCGACAACCAGCTTTTCGTAATCGTTCGTTGGTAAAGTAGCGGTAAACCCAAGCTTTACCGGTGATAGATTGGATAACATTACTCTTCCATATTGCGAGTCTTCTTTTGCCGCATATTGTACCTCGTCCACCAATGTTATATCAAAGAAGCTATTCCATTTTTTGTTTTTTATCTCTGAAAAGGATTGAATTGTCGAAAGTACTAAACAGGAATCTTTTTTGAATATCTTTTTCCAGTTTACTTTTTTACCGTCGCCTAATACTTCATGCTTAAAGCCAAATTCTTTGAATTTACTTGAGGCTTGATTTATTAGGTCGATAGTATTGCAAAGGAATAGAATTCTACAATTTTGGAAAACAGAAACGATCCCGCACATAATAATCGTTTTGCCACTACCTGTAGGACAAACAATAGTACCGCGTTGTCTTACTCTTGCTCTTGATATTGCTCTCTTCTGGTCATTACGAAGAGTAATGTTTTTTAATTTGGGATTTCTACTTGAAGGGATTATCTTTTCAATATTTTCTTTTCCAGTGATTTTTATTTTTTCACTTTTTACTCTATTTAATAAGCCTGTTAGAAATAGTCCGGAAGAGTTTTCTCTCCCGGTTATTAGGTGTGAAGTGTTTTCCGTTACCTGTCCGGGTCCCCATCTTGACTTCTTATAAGATATTTTTTTATATTTTAATTTATTTTTGATTAGTTTTCTGGCTCGTGGGTTTGCTCGGCAGTGAACGGAATCAAGAATATCAATTATAGCTTCTTGACCCATCGCTTTATCTCCTTAAATGCGGATTCAACCATAAGACTGCTATTCCAACATTTGGAAAGAATTACTTTTAACCTTGAGATTGAAATGTTTTTTCTTTTGGGAGTTATGAATAATTCCAGAATTTCTTGAGGGCTATTTAGGATGATATTAATAATCTCTTTTGCTTCGGTTGATAAATGATTATACTCGTCCTTTCTTATTAGAAAGTCTTCCGGGTTTTCCTGCTCGGTATTCAATATGATCCCGTCTTCTGGCAAATCACTATTTTGGACTTCAATAGTGTTTATGTTCTGCAAACAACCATCCTTTATGTAGTTATAGACTATAAGGTAGTTATATTCGTTTGCCTTGTTTGCCATTCTTGGATCTCCTTTTGATTTTGGTTGGTTTATCTCTTCGCTTGATCTTGATAGGCTTATCTCTTCGCTTGATCTTAGGAACAGGCTTATTTCTTCGTTTTATCCTTGTTTTGTTTTCTACTTGGATAGGTTTATTTCTTCTTTTAATTTGGATAACAGATTTTGGTTGTAGATCCTCCTCCTTTGCTATTTTTTTAATTTCAAGATATTGCTTGCACCGTCTACATTTGCTGTAGGAGCTATAAAAGCGAACTCTATGTTTAACACAGTTTCGTCTATGAAGACAAGTCAAAATATTTAAGCGCTGTCCGTATCGTTCGCAATGGAAATGGTTGCGACTTTCAAAGGATTTACAAGCGGGAGTAATCGGGCCTCTAACAAGGATAGATTTTGAAAGAGAGCATTTGTTAGGAGCGCTATAATTTTTGCAGTATTGACAGGTAATGATTACTCTTCTTTTCAATTTCTTTTTTGCCATACTGTTCTCCTTGAGGCGCCCGCCTTGATTGACGGGCGCTCCTCAGTTTAATTTTCCTTGTTATTTTTTGAGCTTGATATGGTAGATATCGTCAACTCCCTTTGCATTGCTACCATTCATGGTTATATTGATTATCGCGCCCTTGTTTCTAACCGCTTGACGAACAGTGGTTGAAAAGATCAATTGAAGAGTTTCCGCTCCAAGTTTGTGCTTCTCGGCTACTTTCCGAAATATTTCGGATTTCTTTTGTGGCGATTTCATTTCCTCGATAATATCAAACTTCGGAGAGTTTTTTCGAAAGATCGAAGAGTTATCCCTTCGTTTTATCTTTTTTGGACCTTTGTCGATCTTTGTCCGGTCTCTTCGTTTAATTTTGGTTTTCTTTGGCTTCTTTTTGTCTCTTCTTCTCAGAGTGAAACTAACCGGTTTTTTAGGTTTACTTTCTTTCAACTCTTCCTCAAGTGATTTTGGATAAGTCAAAAGGCATTTAATATAGGCGAGTTTAAATACCTCTCTAATAGTGGATAGATATTTACTTCCAGGTGTTCCTTGGCCGTTCCATGTTGTTTCAAGAGCGTTTAGCATGTTGAGGCAAAGAACGATTGCTTTTGGGTTAACGCCATCAAAGAACGGTTTTTGTGAAACTCTATGGATGATTCTATACTTCCCATCCATGTTCAATTCGCAAACAAACTGGCCTTTGATTTTGAGCGCTTCCTCAAGAGTTTGGTTCGACCCCTCGTCTATTACAGGTGCAGAATTTTCGTCTTCGGGTACAGTGTTTGGTTTTTCTTCTGAAACTTCGGGCGGCTTTTCTTCTTCTTTCTTTTCAGGTTCGGGTTTGTTTTCTTTTGAAGTTTCGGATTTAAAAAGATCTTTGTAAAACTTCAACCTTTGGCACTTCTTACAGGTAACGCTTTCGAGCGAATACTCTTTTTCCGACTGCATTGGCTTAGCTTCACAAAGCGTTACAGGCCCATCGATTGACTTGACAATGACATGGACGACCTTTCCGCTTCCTTTTGCAAATCCAATCAACTGTACTTCTTTCCTTGGTTTACTCATTTTGTCTCTCCTTTTTGGTTAATTGCTATTCTGTAAAGCCGTATTTGGTTGGATCTACACCGGCCATATGCATTTCGGTAATTATTTGTAGCTCTACTACTTTTGCCAAACGATTAATTGCATCGGTGCTTTGGCTAAAAATGGAATGCATACCAATGAACATTGAAGCTTGTTGAAGTAGTCCGGTTCTGGTAGACTCTTTTGCCAATAAAAATAATTGATGTTTAACGAACTTAACATACCGCGCCGCGTCCTCTTTGCTTTTAATTGGCCGGGTTACAATGTTATTAAATTCGCTTTCAACACAATGCAGGACGAGACTTTCGATATCCTTTACTTCTTCTTTTTTCATTTTACTTCTCCTTTTTTTAATTTATCAATTGTTTCCTCTATTACGTCGGATAGAATAAGCCAGAAACTTGGATATTTTTTAAAAGCTAAGTCTATACGAATAAATGTGTAAGCCAATTCGAAAAATCCGGATTCGGCCGCTCTTTTGGCGGAAATAAAAAGTCCGTTGGAAATATCGTCCACAAATTTTTGGGCTTCTTCTTCGTTTTGGATAAATTTGGTAATAACTTGCCTTGTTGGCGTCTTTGCAAGATATTTAGCCAAAGAGACTATATTCTTTACTTCTTCTTTTTTCATTTTACTTCTCCTTATAGGTTCTGCCAAAGCTGATCTTTGATTTGTCCCTTGATTTCACGCATATTTTTTTCTATTGTCTGGACCACCTCTTTTATTTCTGAAACGTCTCCCTTCACCCATGCGTTTTCAAGCTGGATCGATGCTTTGTGAATTTCTCTGAAGTAGTCTTTGTCGAAGTCGGGTTTTTCAAACTTTTTCAGATAAGAGTCCAAGTTGGCCATTTTACTTCTCCTTTTGTTGGTGTTTTTAGGTAAAGATCTTTTTAAATTATAGGGAGTACAAACTAAAATAGCGCCCTCGACTTTTACACCGAGGGCGCTATGTGATTAGTAGTCCAAAGCTCTCTTGCTTTCGAAGTCCGGTAGGCTATCGATAGCCTTGGTCATTTTCTTTACTTTTCTCTTTACTTTGCCAATGTAGTCTTCCGAGTCGTTATCCGGATCGATTTTGCCAATCTCTTTGCGGATGTTTTCAATAACTTGCTTCAACTCTTCATGCCCAATGAAGCCGCTCCATAGTTCATCGTACTTTTCAAAAAGTCTTCCTATACTGTTAATTGTTTTCTTTGGTATCTTGCCATCGGAAGTATACTCTTTAAGTCGTGTTATCTTGGCAAGAAACTCGTTTTTGACCACGTCCATGGTCATATTCACGATTTCCTGCATTTGGTCCTTAGCCTTCTCTACTTCTCTTTTGTATATAGCATCTGGCAAGTTCTTTCTATCAGGAACGGCGAGGACGCGGAAAATCCATTCGAAGTAAAATTTCGTTCTCAGCTTTTCTATGGAGGGATATTTTTCCCTTCGGAAGAGTCTTTTGTTTTTACTCTTCTTGAAGTTTTGGATATGTTTGTCGTAATTTTCCAAAAAGCTTTCCACGGCTTCTTTAAATCTCTCTCTTTGATTCAGGAGATACTTGTCAATCTCTTCTACCTTATCCTTTGGTACAAACTTCAAACTCCTGATGGGACAAGGAAGCAAATTGGCGTTTAGATAGTTGTACGTTTCATTATAGATCGAAACGAACGTTTTAAGCTCTTTCTTGCCGTTGGCGTCAAGTAGATCTTGAACAGTCCTAAGGACGTCTTTGTCTTTAGATATATCGTCTTGGTAAATATCTTCTTTTACTTTTGCACGGGCGGCCCAATATCCAACACTGAGATTTATAAGGCAACCTTCCCTAAATACGTCGGTTTTAACTACTTCTTTATTTTTTCTTCTTCTTATAGCTGGCATTAGAAAATCTCCTTTATGCATGAATATTATAGATTAAGATTGTTTATTTATTTTAAAAAGATCTTTAATAATCAATTGCTCTCTTCTTCGACTTTCCATTGTCTATAGAGGTTGAAGCTGGAATCGCGTTTTGCTTTGCCCATTGCTCTAATTGGTCAATTGAACTTTTCATCGTTTTGGATATCGGGATAACGTACTTGGAAGCTTTATCAAGTGTTATTCCCATCATTGCGGCAATGCGACAACAAGTCTTAACTTCCGCACCGCTCCAACCTTGCATATCTTTTGAAGTGAATTTTCCTGCCTTGACGTTATACTCTTTCATGTAGAATTTTAGAATTTCTTTCAACTCTTTTTCGCTTGGCAAGCCTAAGTAGAATATCCCATCCCATCTTTCACTTCTTTTGTATTCGGGAGGCAAGTTGGCGATAGAGTTGCAGGTGGCTACAATGTAAATGCCCGGTCTATCATCGGACATAAACTTCAATAACATCGAAGCCGAGCGCTTTCCCGTGCTATCGGTTGAAGCTTCTTGACTTGTAGCAGACAAGCCCTTCTCGATTTCATCAAAGAAGAGGACCGCGTTACCAATAGACTTGACAGTCTTAATCATTTTTGCCCATGCGGCTTCGGCTTGTCCATACAGGCCACTTCCTTGCATTTCGGCAAGCTCCGCTTCTATCATTACTTTATTGGTCATGCTCGATATATATCTGGCAAAATGAGTCTTGCCCGTTCCTGGAGGGCCGATAATCAATATCCCTTTTGAGATAGGAGAGTTAATACTCTTCAAAACGAATTCTTTGATGTTTTCATATCCAAGCAACTCGGAAACTTTATACTTCCCAACTTTCAACCCAACCGAACTTTCAATTTCCTGTTTTCGAAGTTCGCCAATATCTTTTGGATCGATACTTCCTTTGTTTTTTATAATGCTATATGAAATAGCGTTTTGGATCGACTTTAGAGACAAGCCTCGACAACTTTCAACAATATCCAACGCATCGCTCTTGCTTGGGCTTTTAAAGTTAGGATTCGTCTTCTCAGCCTCTACAAGCTTATCCAAATAGATCTGGATCTCTTCGAACGTTGGCAGATCAAAATCAAGTTGAATGAAATCTCTTTTCAATTCATCCGGGACGGCTTCTTCGAAAGGACTGTTACCGACAATTAGAAGTGCTTTTCTGTTTACTCTGCTTTCGAATTCGGATAGATGATTTGAAAAGTAGGTTACGAGCTGATAATCAATCTCTCCGGTTACTTTGTCTTTTAAGAACCAATTTAAATTTCTGAAAACTAACAGATCATAGCTTGCGGATGCATCGATAAATGGAACGATACTTCCCTTGTCCCAATCCATTGATTCGAAATCCCAAATCTTTACTTCTCGCCAATTGCTTTCTCCCTCTTTCATTATGTCAAGGAGAGTAGCGAGGAAACGGTCTTGCTCGTCCGTTTGGCAGTAGAAGAAAACATAACCGGCATTCAGTGCGGTTTTTATTTCATTGATATTCATTATTCGATTCCTTTCGTATAGGATGATTTACTTCTGGAAGGTGCTCAGTTTTCTATCATAGGATCTAAGTTGCATTGATTTAGAAATTTCTTTTTTGGTAGTTTTTCTTTCGGACATATGCTCTTCTATCATGTCAAAAAAATCGTCCGCGCTTTGATGATTCGCTCCGCTGATTTGTCCGGTTTCAAACTTTATCGTGCCATCCTCTAATACTTCGATATTTATAATATCCATTTTTTCTTCTCCCTATTTGAATTAAAATTTGGTTGCTTTGAATTTATTTTCGGAAAGCTTCTTTAACATCCAGTTTTTCTTCTTTGCCACTTTTTGAATTACTTGGGCACTGTATTGTCGTTTGATCTTTGCAAATAGATCGGTTTCGGTAACAGGATATTTTACGGATTGCTCGTTTAGATCAAAGGTGAAAGTAGATCTACCATTAGGCGTATAGGCTCTAATTCTGTTTGATTGTCTTACCACTGTGAAGTTGAGCGCTTTAAGCGCTTCCAGTAGTATTTCTTCGCTCTTCAAATTAAATGTTTTTATCGTCATTTCGTTTACTTCATAGCACGGCATAATAGCCTCCTTATTTGTTAAGAGTTATTTAATTTTAGCTTTTCTACCGACGGCATAGGTAAATTTCCCAATGTTATAATGAAAGCAAAGGAAGACCTCTTCTCCTTGCCTGAATCCTGAGAAGCAATCGTCCCAACACTCACAATTGAAGAGAAGTTCCATTTGTTCGTTGTTTGCTTCACATTTTTGTTTTGCTTCATCCATTAGTTCTTTCTTTAGATTGTCCAACTTAGACAGATCAAAACTTTCCGGGAGAGATACGTTTTTCATTTTTTTCTTCCTTTGGTTTGTTTTGATTTAATTTACTACTTGGCTAATCATCAGTTAGAAAGCGCCACCCAACTAATACGCCCTCGAAAGGGCGTTTCATATAGTAGTTTTTTTATTTGGCTGATTTGAAAGTATTAAGAATTCCTTGCATAATGCCAAAGTACTCGGCTAAAAAAACTCGCTCTGGCGGTATATCGTTTCCAAACAAAGTTGTTTTCTTATACTCGTTAGAAATGTCTACTGAAAAGTCGCCAATTGGAAGTTCATGATCATTGGTAAATACTTCGATTGGAATTCCTTTATGCCCATCATAGAAAGGCGTTGCAAAAACTCGGATAGTGTTTTCTTCATTTTCCCAACATATGACGCCGGTCATGTCGCAAACATCATAGGAAAACCCTTCAATTTCTTTTCCGGCTTTTTCTTTCAAAATTTCATATGCTTTTTCGCAATCAATTTTCATTTTACTTCTCCTTTTAGGACAGATTGTTTTTAATTAAAGAGTATACAGGATTGTTACAAGACGATTGGATAGAGAATATATATAGGCATCATCTCTTTCGTTTGTCTCCCAATCTTGCTCTGGGCAAGAGACTGGGCCATCTATGTCATATTTTGGAACTTGGTTAACATTCGCTTTTTCTTCCATCTCTTTGACTCGCTGGTTAACCCATACTTTTTTAAAAGTCTTGTTTTCCATTTTACTTCTCCTATTAGGAGTTGGTTGATAATTGTGTGTAGAGTCGTTTTTCATTGCTTCTAAGGAATCGATCATATCTTGAAATGATTTTTGCCTCTGCCTAAACCAATAGACGTCCGTTTGAGCATAATGTTTGTTTTCTGGATTCTTGTTTTCCATTTTACTTCTCCTATTAGGAGTTGGTTAGTAATCGTATTCGGTTTTTATTGCTTCCAAGGAATCGATCATATCTTGCATTGATCCTTGCCCGTCTACTCTGCTATTTATATGGTTGAACCAATATGCTTTCGCTCGCGCATATTGTTGACTTTCTTTTCCTAAAGTCTTTGCCACAATTTTAAGATTTTCTTTGTTCAGCTCTTTGATGATTTCCATGTTTTCTTCAAACTTCATTATGTCGCCTCTGATTTCTTTTTTCATTTTTACTTCTCCTTTATAAGTTTTTCGGCAAAATCTTTTGCTTTCTTTAAACCATTAGGCTCGACAAAATAAGCTAACAATTGATAATCCTCGATATCGATAAGTTGATA